TCATCGGCCCGACCAGATAAAAATTGACTCAAGGCCAATAATTTTTGTGTGCTGGCATCAGCAGACTCACAAATTTCACGGAAACGCATTATCTACGACCACGACCCAACGCTGCTGGGGGTGTTTCCAGGTTGGCATCAATGTCAAGATCGGCTTCAAGATCAGCTGTGTCATTGTCAGAATCTGGAGCAGGCATTTGACCATCGTCTGGTAATTCTGCGCCAGCCAGTGCATCCATGGCTGGAGGGGCACCACTGCCTTGGCCAGTTACTACACCAAGAGCCTGTTCTAGTTGTTGTTTGCTGGCCTGTAAATTTTGTACCAGCCCACCCAATGCGGCAGTGGCATCAGCGTTGAATTGTGCAGACTGTTCAACACCAACTTCATTTTTGACTTGATCAGCTAATGCAGGTAAATCTTTGAACTGCATGCTGGTCACATCTTCCAACATCTTTTGAACACGGTCAACCATGTCCTGGGCGGCCAATACTACCTGTGCCTGCTGAATTTCACTTTCTTGTAGGCGACGATATAAACGATTGTGCTTGCGATTTTCCATGGCCGCCATGGCTGCAGGATTGTTCATGGCCTGTGACAACTGAGTTTTACGCTTGTTTAATTCTTCTATCTGTTTGGTAGTGGCTGCAATTTGATCAGTCAATGCTTTTTTGCGTGCCTGTTCGGCTTGTGCAGGATTGGTAGTAGGGGTAGTGCTAGGAGTTCCGTTAGTGGGCTGACCCATGGGCACTGTGGCTCCACCAGCAATCTCTTCGTGCATCTTCTTGGTCAACACTTGCTCAAGCATGATCAATTTTAAATAGGTGGGATTCTTTTCACTCTGATGAAATTCTGGAGTCTTGCGATGCTCTTTTACTAGGCCACGTACACGGCCAAGCAAATCGCGAGTTTGTCGACGACTGATGGTATTCAGGCGTATACGACCACCAAAATAACTTTCAAATACCTTAGCGGCTTGTTTTGTTGGGCTTGCGGCCAGTTCTTGCAGTTTCATTGTCTAATCCTCGTTGTTGATAATATTTAGCCTGATTGACACATTTGGCCAACGCCAGTTCAAGTTGTTTTTTCAGTATTATCTTACCTTCCAGCTTGATTTCGATATCTTCACGGAACTGCGGTCGGGTGCTACGGTCGCCAATAGCGGCTCTTACGGCTATGTCGTCGGTGATATATCCTAATTTTTGATCTAGATTGAATAGATCTCGTGCCAATGCGTATGATTGATTTTTGTCGGCTATACACCAACTTAGTGCATGACGAGTATTGGTAAACACACCCACATCAGTTGCGGCGCAAGATACCCTGTATCCTGTGGGTCCTGGTTGTATAACGTAACGGCCAAATGCTTCGTATTCACCATTGTCATTTTGGAAAATCATCTGGTCCATCAGGCCTCGGAATTCCTGTCGGAAAATCCGGTCAAATTCTTGTTCTGTATTCATTTAATAACGTAGTGTGCTACCAACCAGGCAATAGTGGCCACTAATGAACCAATAATACCAATTCCCCAGGCAATCAACCGATCTGTTTGCTTGTTGCCCATGTGTTGTATCATGTCATGCACTTCGCGGACCACGGTAGCCAGACTGGAGATTTTGCTATCCACATTGTCTATGCGGTCTTCCAAGGCATTGTATCTTTCGGCACACAATTCAACATGTGCTTCCAGGCTCTTTTTTTCAATTTCTGTGGTTCCACTCATGGCTTTTTCCTAGTTCACTTATTTACCGTGATTGGACTGAACCAGATGTTTTGTTCGGGTCCAGACGTTACCAGTACTGATGCCAAGTCTTGACGGTTATCCAGATCAGTCAGCATGGGAACACCCGCTGCATCGCTGTACAATACTGCCACAGGATCAGTATCAGTGCCATATGCTCCAGGAGTTTCTGTTTCAAATTCAAAACTCCAACTGGAACCTTGGCGTTGCGGCATGGTCGAATCGACCTGTGTTCGCATGCCAATAATTTGATTTACTGTTTCCCAGTTGCGTTGTTGGTTCCTGGATCTATTCCAATCTGCAACATCCAGTATGGTATTGCCAGCACGATCTTCAAAAGGTATTCGCGACGATTTAAAGTGTCCAGTGACGCCGGTGGCAGTGATATCAAACAAAGTGGTGCAGGAGAATCTCATTGATTAGTGTGTAGCATCGAGTGTATATTTAATGCCAAAGAAAAACCCCAGGTTTTTAATCTGGGGTTGATCAACGACGAAAGTCGTGCTATCAACTCAATTAAACGTAGAATGTACCTTGAGTGATGAAGCTTGCAGTTGCGCTTACGTTAGCAGTTGGAATACCAATGTTTACACCACCACTTGCATTGGCTGTTTGAGCAGCAGCAACCAAAGTTGAGGTTGTGTAAGCAGCAACTGGATACACTGCCAAGTTGATGGTTGCATTTTGTGCACCACTAATTTGATACATAGCTACTGTAGCTGTTTGCTGGATTGCTTGTAGAACGTTACTAACGTATCCACCTGCATTACCAACTGTGCCAGTTAAAGCTGTGTTAGCTACCAAAGCAAAAAAGTCTAATTTAGGACCTTGGAAGTTGGTAACTGCAGCGTTAGCCATGTTGGCTGTTTGTGCTGGATTACCATTGAGTACGTCTGTTGCGAATACCGGTTGTGCGCCACCGGAAACTACGGTTATGAATGCCATTTTGAATCTCCTTTATGTATGGACTCTAAGGTCCTACTATTATTTATGATCTGGAGAGAAAATCACGGTGTAGGCAGTTGATCTGGATTGTTTATGGCACGGTTGGCGCTGGTGAATCCACCTGCCAGTCGGTTCACAGCCTTGGCCATGCCACCTGCTGTGGCCATTACCCAGCCTTCTTGTCCTGGATGTTGTAGATCCAGCTGGCGTAATATGTCCATCTTGATGTCGTGTAGCAAGGCCCAGGCTTCAAATGCCGCGGCCATGCCTTCTAGATTGCTACGTGGACTTTGTAGATATTCTACAATGTTGGCAAACTTTCTTGGACTTTGTGTGCTTTGTAGCCAAGGTCCAAAGCCGGCGATCAAGTTATCAAAGTCAGCACCAACCCTACTGTTGATATAATCAATGCACAGTTTAGGCAAGTCAGTGATTTGCAAGGCTCGTAGTTCTGTTGGATTGAATAGGCCATCTATGGCCGATCCTGATGTTTTGTATACGTCTCTAAGAGCTTGTACCAAGTTTCTATTTGGTCGTACATTTTCTTTGGCATACACAGGTTCTAGTAACAACAGTCCTGGAACACGTTTGAAATCAACATTACCGATTGGTTCTTTTGGCGAACCAGGTTCATCGTACCGGGTATGCATGGCGATGCCAACTTCACTATTGCCTATACGTTGTCCTACGTCGCTGGCAATAGGGATCCTATAGGTAATAGCATTAGGAGTAAACACAAAATTGCCAGCATCCTCAGGGGGCCGGTCGGTGTATAACAAATCACCTTGTACATAGCCACGGAATGTTTTGGGTAATGCGGCACTTAATAAAGGCCATAATTTTTCATATATGGGACCAAGATATTCCACACGCCCAGCTGGCTTGCCTTTGGCGGCTGCATCTTGATCGCGCTGTGCTAACAATCCAATTGCTTGACGTGGACTGGTAAACAGGCCATTGTAGCCTTTGGCTGTAAACCCAGACACATCAGTCAAGACAAAAGTTCCTGCTGGATCACGACCAAATACTAATGCTGGTTTGCCATCCCACTTGACTGTGGTAGTGGCACCAGTGTTCTCTGCCGTGTTCTTTACTATGTCCATGGCTTTTTTAATACCTGCACTACCGTTACGGAACACATAGTCTTCTAGATGTTCAATGCCCTTGGCACGTCCTCCTTGTACTTCGGCTTCTACAATGATCTGCATGCCTTGATTGACTATACGATCTCGTAGTCTAGCCAGGAAGTTTACTTCGTCGTACGCTTGATAAGGATTGACCACGGCACTTTCCATGAATGGAATGCCTTCACGTTCCAGGTGTGCCCGAAAGTCAGCCAACTTGGCATCACGTTGGGGGTCTCGGCTCAATGCCTGTACTATGCTTTCTACACTGGCCAAGTCTTGGCGTGTGGCAGTTTTGTTCAGGAGCAATTTGGCCACTCGATCAGGATCGTCAGTGATTATTTTGTTTGTGTCACGATCGGCTATACCAGCTATTTGATTCAGTTTGTAACCCATACTTTTGGCCAGACTGTTCATTAACACATTACGCTCACGGCCTTTGAACTGGCTGTCTACTGGCATGGCACCTAGCACAAACTTGGACCATGGCACATTGTTCATCAACATAAAATCAGTTTGCACATAGCCGCGGTCGGGTCTGCCTGTGATGGGTGTTTTGAAATGCACCGCTGTGCCCGACTTCCTGACCCATTCTTGTGGTTTGAAGCCGTGGCTGATAGCCCATTGCTCCAGTCTTTGTTGCAGTTGTTCTTTGGTAACTTTATTGGCATCCACGGCGATATCTAGATCACCCGATGTGTCCTTGATACCAGTACTGCCCAGTGTGTTGTTCAGTAGATCCAGGCCAGGAACCAGTTGTTCTAGCCAGGCCAGAGTAGGTTTGACATCGGCCTGATTGATGCGTTGTGTGAGCGCACGACCGTCGGCATCTTTGAATACGTTGCCACCTTCAAAAATCTTCATTATCTTGATCCTAGTGCTTGTATTATTAGATTGTCCCAGAAGTCGTTTCCAGTTTTTTGGGGATCGGGCCCACCAGCTTGTGCAGCCTGAGCATTTAGCTTCTGTAATTGAGCAGGGGTCAATCCAGTCTGGACCGGTTGAGCCTGTGTACCTTGCCGAGCCTGATAGCGTAAATTGTTTCCGGCTCCTATACGCCGTTCAAAATCAACCAAGTGGTTGGCAGCCACAACCAAGGACACAAGACTTTCTAGAGTTTTTTGTTGTGCAGGTATGTTGTTGTGATCTTGGACCATGCTATCTAGATAGATTCCTATTTGTTCGCCAAATCCTTTTAGTCCTTCAAGCCCATCCTGTTCAGCCTTATAGAGGGTCTCTAGACTGGTTGTTTTTAGTTGGCTATCGATCCAGGCTTTAATTTTTGCCTTGACCTGTTCATCGTTTGGATTCAATACACGTTCTCCATCTTTGAATGTTTGACCAAGTTTCTGTGTCGTGTCTTGAAATGCCTGTGCGTTATCTTCACGTATACCTCTAGTGTTAGCGGATTTGATAGCTAGTTTGTCAGCGGCTGTTTGTTGAAATCCAGGTTTGGCCTTGGCTGCGTCAGCGGCTGCTTTGATAGCAGCATCTTGTTGATTTTTTACGGCATTTGCTTGTTTTGTTTTTTCTATGTCAGCATTGCGTTGAGCAGCATCTGCTTTATTCTTTGCTGCTTTATCAGCGACGGGTGCTGTTGCTGGTGTGCCTGCAACAGGAGTAGTTGGAGCAGGCTGAGCCGGTTGAGTCTTTGGTGGATTGCGCTTATAATAATCCAACTCAACATTGGGATTATTTGGATTGGCTTTGTTTATCTGACCAGTGGTTGTTTGTGTTAACGTGCCACCCATGCTACTTACACTGGGCCACTTGGCCACTATTCCAGCAACATACTGCGTGGCTGCAGGATTTGCTTTTAATTTAATCAATGCTGAATTCAGAGTGGGCTTTTTATCAAGTCCAGCTGCTTTACCTTGTGCCAGGCTGTTTGCAATATCAGCCTGGTATCTGGCTTGTTGAGCATCCTTGGCTGCTTGTGGATCGATTAGTGATCGGCCGCGGGTCTGTATAGCAGATTTGGCCTGTGCAAACACACTGTCAGGACCAACAAAATCAACTTCATCCAATTTAGATTTTTTGGGCTGTGTTAGTTCATGTATTTGCATCAGTACGTCTCACTGTTCTTGTAAATTTAGCAGGATCTCTCAGTTTGATAGCATTGATCAACTTGCGCTGTAGGTTTTCAGCCTGTTCAGCTGTGTAACTACTATCTATTTGCTCAAGCAGGCGTATGGCACTGGCAATGATGTTTGCGGCACGATTTTCGATCACATGACGCTGATCACGCTCGGCGTACAAGGTTTCTAATTCTTCGAGAATACTACGGGTTTTCTTTTGCATACGGGTCAGGACCTTTGTATTATTTAGTGGGTTTTTAAACTAATTGGTCCTGAATCAGCCGGTTTTAATCTGTCCTAGTAATTGTTTTAGTTTGGCATTTTGCACATCAGCATTAATCTTGCTGATTTCACCAGTAGTCTGATCTACAGTTTCTGTCGGAGTAACTCTGCTTTGTGCCTTGATGCTTTCGTAGATGTTGGGCTTTTTAAACCCACTACTGGTCTGCTCATCATCGCCTGGGTCGGTAATCCGCATGGTTTCAATATTGTAGTCTAGATCAATCTTCATGCCCACACCAGTACTGCTTCTTGACTTCATGCATTGTATCTGGTACTTGCCACGCTCTTTCATAGCTCTGCTTGTAAAAATACCAAACACATTGTCCGCAGTATTAATCTTGCTGATACCGCCACTAATATGACTATGATCAAACTCAACTTCTTCTACTGCACTACGATTCAACTGCGACGCAGTCACAAACAACACATTGAGTTCCTTGGCCAAGTTTCGTAGTTCTTCACTCACATACTTGTCTTTGACAAACAGGTCATTTGGGCTTACCTTGGCACTGACCGGCATTAATAAATCTAGGTAATCACACATCACAAAGTCTACTCGAATTCCGGTCTGTACCTGCACTTCTTTGATATAACTACGGATGTCGTTGATGTTGCTCTGCGCTGGTATGGCCTTGATTCTATACTGTCCAGCTTTCTTACTAACCAATTTAACTTTAAGTTCTGTTTGGTCGATGTCTTTGCGTATTTCTTTTGTGCTCATTCCAGCCAACATGGCATCAGTTCTCAACGCACAAAGTTCTTCGCTTAATTCTAGACTGATATACACACCACTTAGACCGGCCTGTAGCCAACTCAATGCTATATTCATCATGACAAGACTCTTGCCCGATCCAGATCCACCAGCAAAAATATTAAGTTCTCCGCGACTGAATCCGCCATACAAGATACGATCCATCTGTGGCCAGCCTGTTGAAACTTGTCCGCCACTGTTAAAATACTTGTCTATTCGGGCTCTTGGGTCGGCCCAGTAGTCTGTGCCCATGTCCTTGGTCAAGCTGATCTGCACTGCATCCTTGATCAGTTTTTCCACCGGATCATACTCACCTTTTTCTAATAGGTCTGCACTCTTAAGGATGGCACGTTCCAGTTCTTGGCGTCGAGTAAATGCTTCAAACTCTTCCATGAACCAATCAAAGTGTCCTGCATTGAGATCAGGAATGTGTTGTAGTTTAACCCCTGTTGTTGCAGATATCTGTTCCGCAGAAGGTAGAGTTTTATGGTCATTGCTGTGTTTAGCAATAAACTCGGCTGCTGGTCTTAGACTGCGATCAAAGTTTTCTGGATTGTAAATGTTTTGTACACGCACATAACTCTCTGCGTCCTGCAACATCATTTCTAAGAATAAGCGTTGGACATCAAGTCCGTAATCTTTTAACAAGTTGTTTTTTCCTTAGTTCTATTTTAATTCGACTGGTTTCTTTGTATCGCATTATAGTTAGCAAAGTGGCCAACCTTCCCATACAAATTACTGCATCATTCACATCTTTGATTCCCGCTGGCCATTCGGGCATGCTGACTGACCAACCTAGTTCAACTGCACGTTCTACCAATCGCATGCCCGGTACATCTTGATCTGGCACAACAACTATTTCTCGTTCAAGACTTCTTATCAATCTGACCTGTGCATCATTTATGTCTGCGTGTAGCACAGCCACACCGTTGACGCTGAGTGCATCAAATACTCCTTCTACAACAATCACTGATTGCCAATTGTTACGTTGTAGGTCTGTGCCAAACACATATCCTGGCTGTATGTCCTGGATATATTTGGGTGTTCTATCATCTAAAAATCTTGTAGTGTGTCCAACTATCTGATTATCGTGGGTAAATGGCACAACAATGCCAGGTCTTGTTCCTCGCTTGGACAGGTATGGATAGTCTAACATGATACCGCGGTTGGTCAAATATGCTCGGGCTGTGTCTGTCAGTTCCTCAGTGTCGGCTGGTAAATCGCATTCTTCAAATTCTATCTCAACTGGTCGAACAGCCTGTTGTCGTTCGTTCAGTATGCCTTCGATGTTTTTATGTCTAAGGCTTTCAAGATTGATACGTTCAATTTCTTCTTGTGGCACATTCAACCATGACAATAACTTGCGGGCCTTGAAGGTGAGTGTGCGCCCAAGTACAAAACTGGCGGTGTATCCACAATTGAAACAATGCCAATTCCAGCCTGTATCTGTATTTTTTATGCCGCCACGCAATCGTCGGTCAGCTGATTCTCCACGATGTACACAACAAGGTGCATTTACTGAAATCCAACCACTACTGGTTTGTTTGCGTTTGCCAGGTAAGAAAGCGATCACATCAATCATGCTTTATTATAGCACGATTTTTTGCATTTACCTATAGAAAAGGTCCACTACATAGCCAGTGCTGATCACCACTGCGGCACCTTGGTTGTTGGCAGGCACCGGATAATAAGGTGTGTTGATTCCGGCATTGGGTGCAAACCAATAACCAGATCCGCCGTCAGTCACTGTGATACTTGCTATTTCGCCATCGCCACCTATGGTGGCAGTAGCAGTGGCACCGGCACCTTCGCCCACAATGCTGATCCGGGGCGGAGCCAAATAACCGTTACCAGCATTGATAACGTTGATACTGGTCACTACACCGTCTTCACAGATGGCAGTGGCCTGTGCCGGTATGCCTTGACCACCAGGCACAGCAAAGATACTGTTGTTGAAACATACTCGCAATAGTGGATGCCAACCAATCACATTGAGATAAATGGTACTGGTCTCATTGAGATAGGTAGTACTTTCGGTCACGTTGTACGGTACACTTTCGTAGTCAGCAGCTGCCTGTGCCTTGATTGTGCCTGTATAGCCATCCAGGGTCATTTGTATGGTAGTAATGCCTTGTCTGGGTGTAATAAAACTGCTGTAGTATTCGGTAAGAGCAAAACTGTTAAAATAGTTGGCTCCGTTGGGGTTACCATTCCAATAATAGTCTCCGCCGGCGTTTCCAAAACTGGTGCCATCTGCTGATCCTTGTGCCGAGAGCTTGACTGTGGGTATAGTAAGTGGAGCACTGGGCACATACTGTGGCAACACACTGTCCACTATGTTAAGAGGTGCACGACCGCCCGACTGGGCATCAACAAATACTGGTTCTATCAAGTTTCCACTGGCTCTAGTTATACTATAAAAGGCTGGTTGAGCAAGCACTGTCAACAACTGACTGGTCAACAAAGTGACCTTGGCCCGGCCTGTGGCAGCATTGAGTGCAACCAAGGGCTCTTCTAGCAATACAGTGGTTCCTTCAGTGTTGATCACACGGAACACAAAACTACTGCCAGTGATATTGACCGGTTTTTCATTTTGATTGATAAACTCAAACAGCAACACATTGTCGATGCCTTTGTTTATGGTTAGGACTTTGGCGTACACGGGATTATACCTGTAGGTGAATGTGGAACCAGCGCCGGTGTCTATGCTCAGGACCTGGGTTATTTGTTGGTACAGATATAGGGTGGTTGAGTACATACATACTATTTAGCGGCGGTGTCATCCGGTGACTCATTCGTTTGGGTTGGATTCATTTTTGGTAAATATCTCGTGATCAATTTATTATATAATATTTATGGGTAATGATATCTTTGCCCAACTGGCTGACAAGTACCCTTTTATCTCCCTCTGTGTTTATGCTACTACAGAATATGTGGGAATCATACAAAATCAAGACGAAATTGTGACTACGATTTATGACTTTGGTAGCATACAAGATCTAGAAGATAAACGTCGTTTCTTAGAACTAGCCAATGTTTGGTGGTGGGAAAGCAACAGGACCATACCCATCAACATATTCCTCAAAACAGAATGGGATCAGTTCAGACCTTGTCTGCGCACTTTTATCAACAAAGATTTAGCTGTGCTACATGGACCCGTTTGCAGCTTGCTTGAAATGGCCCGTAAAAAATCCAAACGTAAATCGATTACGCTGGTACGACGTCTTGACTGAGCAAGTTCATGTGTAGTGCTACCAAGGCCGCATAGCCAACAGCATGAGCCTTTTTAAACACAAACCCTTTAGAATCATCACCATCCCAAACAGTTTCAAACACTTCTGCCCACGGACGATTTTGTAAATGTGCTTTGCCGGGCCTGATTATACTGATAAATGCGGCCATCCTTGGTATACTATCAGGACGCATAGCGTTTAATAACTGTGTGTAATTGCCCACATGGGCCAATTGACTAGCCCACGTAGAATCTGTCCATAGACGTGTCCAATCAGGTTCTTGATCCAACATGGTCTGATAGTGTTCAGGATTTTTAATCAACTGATACACTGTCATGTTTAAGAGATCTATCTTGAAGTATCCACGTGTTTCTGCTGTTTCATAATCTATAGCCGCACACTGGTTGATGGGATCATACGGTATGTCTGTGACATACACACCAGAATTGTGTCGGCGTATCTGTCCTTGGTGTACTTGATGTGCGGGAGTAGCCTTTACGAGTCGTAGTACTGTGTCTCTGTCAGCAAAGTCCAAATCAATATCTGCGCTCATTACCAACCTGCCTTTTGTAATATATCTCTAGCATACTCTTGGTCTGCTGGATAGTCCTTAAATTTCTTTTGCCATATGTCTGCATCAATGTAGGGCCATACCATGGCCACTTGGCTGGCATCTAGTTCGCTTAGGAATTTCTGTCCTGAATCACTGTTGTAGATCACCCATGGACTGACTCGACCAGTTGTGACAGCATACACCATGCTGTTGGTATTGCCATAACGTAAACAATGTTCAGGTGGGTTGCCAGTCTTCTCATTCCAGTCTAGGCCAAACTCCATGGCACGAGCTAGAGCGTCATTGACATTTTCCACTTGTAAATATGCAATCAAGTATTCAGTGTACACAGTGTCTCGACACCAATGATCAATTTTTTTGTTTTGTTTGAGTACCCATTCAACAAATCTGGCCGGATTGACGGCACGGATATCTACACAATATCTTCCAAACCGCACAAATGCTCGGTAATACGGACTGTCAGCAAAGTTATCAAATGTTTTAAGACGTGCAGATCCTTGTGTGAGTTCATAGAACTTGATATAGGCCTGGAATCCCAATCTCACTCCAGCTTCATTTTGCTCTTGCCTACGACGACGTGGTTCGCAACTATGTACTGACAGGCTTGCTTCTTTCACAAAGTCTTTCTTGCAGTACTGACAGGTATACTTCATGCTATTTTGATTTGTCCTGGCCGAGTTCTCGTAAGTGTGCGTCAAGTTCTTTTTTAGTAGTTATCTGCGACAATAGATCTATTTCGTCATCTTTCAAGTGTGGAAACAGTTCCATCAACTGTTTACGCATGCTGCCTGCACCGGGTTCTTTCTTTTTAGGTGCGATCCAGTTGTGTCTAAAGTTACCCAGTCCTGGACTTACTGTGGTGGCCATCAACCACTGTAGTTTTTTATGCTGGGCGGTATTCACAGCAAAGAACTTTTTGTTCAGGCGTTCGTTTGTAGCAATCAAGTAAAACTCCTGCAGGTCTCGATTGCCCGATACTGAACTGCCGTAGCGTATCATGAGAAATGGGCTGAACTTTTTGCGTTCTTCATCAGAGAGCTCATCAAAGAACTGTCGATTCTTTGAATCAAACTGTGCCATTTCATTGCCTATACTAAGTTTGTCCATCGTCTTTGCTCAAATGATATAGTTCTATCACACGATCCAATGCATCTTGTAGTGTGACATTGTTCCGTGCCGCTAGCCTAATTTTGTGCCATAACTGGTCATCTCTAAGAGAATTCAGTCGTTCTTGACGTTCAAGATGGTCGGGATTGCTAGGATCATAATCCCAACCTATCTCTTTTCTTGTGCTGGGATCTGCTCCCAACTCTCTGGCATACACAATATCACCATTGCGTTCGTATATGTATGTTGCTCCGGGTGTAAGGGTACCCATATTACCAAGCCTTGTTATAATCTACAATTTCACAGTTACGACTGATGTCTTTGACAAAATACACACAGTCAGGTCGATCTCCTTCGGTGACTGGCACACACAACATCTGTCCATTTTTTAATTTAGGAGCATACCAGGACATCTCTTGATACACATCCACAATTTCAATATCCAAAAAGCTAGGACGGAAGCTGGTAAGTGGATTGAACTGGAATGCCTTGAATCCTCGATCATTGATTGCAGTGAGTGGCAACACTTCGAGATCGCCCAGATCGGGTTCTCCAATCAAGATCTGCCAGTCTACAGGCATGCGTATCTTGTTGTTACCTATTCTCAATACCAAAGCTGGCGCAGTAAAACTCTCCAGAAAGATCAAGGGTATGTAATGATAGTCTGGATCTTGTGGGTTTGAATTGTCCAGGATGGCAAATCTCATATCATCTACTTCTTCTGGAAGATGGTCAAGATCAAATGCTGTATTGTTGTCTAAGGTAAGGATCCGCATAGTTGTATATTATAGTAATTAAAGGTAAAAGTCAAGCCCATTCGGCTGTTTGTTGCACAACAAGATCAAAAAACTTCTTGTGTGCGCTGGGTGGATTATGATTGATTATTCTGGTTCCAACTCCGTCGGGCATGTCCCAGGGTTGTGTGCCTTGCCAGACTGAGAATCCTGACCAATCAAAATAAAACAACGGGCCTGGAATGAACAAATACGGAATGCCAGCCCGCTCAAGTTCGCGTAGTCCGTCCCGAATGATGTAGTAGTTTCGTCGATCTTCTATATCAAAGTTGTGTACATCACGTAGGTATTGCTTGACGGTGTTTTTTGTTGTAACATCTAAATCCGTATAGCTGTGCTCGATTACGTTGTTGAGTGTATCACTTATGATACAGGCCTGTGTGTGATCGACCCACTGTTCGCTGGCAGCATGATAGTTGGCATAGTGTATCAGATCTAATCTAATGGGCAAGTTTTGACTGTAGGCGTTGCCTGCGACGTCAATACGGTCACTGCTGGTTGCACCTATTATGACATAATCGGCATGATCCTGTATGGCACGTTCTATCTGCAGATGTATGCACAAGTTGGTGGCTCCAGGTCTGGCTAGACTCACATGTTGCCACCCACGATAGTCAGCATACTGATCTAGGAAACTGGGTTGCTCAGGCCAACGAGTGTCTGAACTCATGAAACTGCACCCTAACGAGTACACAGTTGTCATTTCCATTCCAGCTTTTCTTGTGTGAATGGATAGTTGGCTTCCTTATAAAATACTTTGCGTTTGGTCAGGTGTCTTTTTGCAAACTTGCAAGTGCTGGTCACGTCCCAGATTTCCACGTGGTCTTTGTCTTCGGCCTTGCGAATGCCCCGCCCGATCGACTGTATAACCCTGACAAAGGATTTGCCCGGTTCAATAAGCACAAGATTGAATATCCTAGGAATATTAATACCAACAGCAGCAATGCCATAGGTAGCAATAATAATCTTACCACTACTGACGCTAATCTCATCGTATTCATCCTGTCTGGCCTTTGCTTTGGTTGCTCCTGATACAAATACTGCCGCTTCGCCTAGCAGTTCAGCCAAGGCATGTCCTGCGGCCACACGGTCTACTAACACCAAGGTATTGCCTGTGGCGTTGACCTGTGCTATTAATCCAGCCATGGTCTTGAGTCGATCGGGTTCTTCTAACAAGAACTTTAATTCACTTTGATAGTTGGTAAACTCAGCATGGTCTACCAACTGCACCACATTTACATGGCATTGTGCCAGTACACCACGGTCCTGTAGTTCGCTGGCACTGAGCTGATTGATAACCGGGCCGAGACTGCATTTGAGTGCTTGGAATTCGTAGGGTTCCTTGGGCACAGTTCCTGTGAGTCCCCAGCGCAATGGCACACGGCTCATGACACCAGTTAACAAGGTCTTTAATGCGTCGGCCTTGGCCATGTGTACTTCATCAACAATGACACATACTACATCTTCCAAGAACTCTTGTATGGTGACATCGCCCACGCTGTTCTTGGTGTTTTTTAATAGCACATTTAAACTTTGCCAAGTACAGATGGTATGCTGGCGACCCCACTCCTTGCGGTCTCCAAAAAACACACCCACATCCTGTTGCATGTTGATGTAGTCTCGTTCTGTTTGTGTTACCAGGCTTTTATTTGGAACAATGATGATCGTACGTCCATGCGGTGCCACGGCATTGCTCAAGGCAGCTGTGATTACTGTTTTACCAGCGCCGGTTGCTATTTCTTGTATGCATTGTGGATTGGCCAGGAAGCGATTGATCACTTCCACTTGGTAGTCACGCATGACCATGGGTTGACCTTCTAACGGATGACCCTTGCCCCAGGCAATGTGACTGAATGTGCTTTCTGTCACTTCAGAAAATTCAAATGTGGTGCTGTACTCTCTTTGGTCATCCAGTTCAATATCATAATTGAACTTTTCCAAGATAGGAATGATCTCGGGCAGTAGGTTTACATAACTGCTACCGCCTAACTGGAAGTAACTGACCTTGCCATCCCACCTGCCTAGTCTAACAGCAGGAAGATATCTAGCACCCGGAACATCATACTTGAATGCGTTAACTAGGGCACGGCGAGCATCAAGTTCTAAGCCTTCTATCTTGACGTTGACTTCATCTCGTATGATTATTGTGGCTGTTCTCATTGTAATTATTATACATTGTATTGTAAGATTTTACAACCTCTTCTTGAAATTTTAGATTTTTAATATTTTGATGGACAATAATATGCCAACGATTTTGATCACTATTATTAAAAACGGTATGATTATTGGAAATATCCAACCAAAAAGCTGTACCTGGAGCAAACGGCACAGTTCCTTTTTTCTCCATAACAAAATTACAACCAATAGGTTGAGTTATAGCAATATTAATTGCAGTTAGCCCTGGGGTTGTGTAGTCTTGATGAATGCTTACATACCCCCCGGGCTCTAAAAGCATAACACGTAATCTCCCAAATTGATCGCCTGGCCATTGTGTTTTAAAATAGTCAACAGTTGCAGGCATAAGTGTTTGTGCTTCTTGTGTCCAGTTGTATGGGCGATGGTCTGCGTAGTATTCAGTTTCTCTAGTGGCGTTATATGCTTTACCATGAATGCAAAAACTCTTCCACCCAAAATGCTCACCATAGTCATCACGATGTATTGACAGTAATGGTTCTATATTTTTAATTTCTGCCAAAATAGATTCATGCGGGATTGATAAAGTTAACGGCAACCATGGTAGTCCTGACCAAGATTGTATCCAATTAAAGTCTGCCATTGAATTGTATTCAGGCAATTGATATTGATATTCAATATATTTTTTAGCCATTAACTGGCTTATTTTTTGCTTTTGCATATTTTTTCTTGAAATATGTTATACTGTTCAACAGTGGTATGTAAAAGTGTCCATTTATATTCTAGTATGTTTGAACACCATATGTTATCATACTTATCGGTGTCATTGACCAATACCCAGTTGATTAAATTATCATTACAAAAATTAACTTGTTTTGTTTGTTTTGCTATCAACCACTGGGCTTCAAAATTTTTATCGACAATGGTGTTAAATCTATCATTGACATATTCTATAAATTTTGTTTTTCCTTTTAACTTTAGTCTCTCCAATGGAGTTAAATCAGGGTTGTCTAATTCATAATGTACAAGTTTATTTTCTTCAATAAAATTCCAAACAAAATTTCCATAGTCAACACCTGTCCACGTATTCCACAACGCCTGGCAAAATTTAATCTGTATGTTGCTTATATCGACTATTTGTATTTCAGTTGTGGCAGGATCTAAACAGTTTAGTATCCAAGACAATCCTGACCCTGGTGACACTATGTTAGCTTTTTTGACCACTACAATAGGCTCATTATTGAAAATCCATAATTGATTTTCAGCAATATCTTTGTAGTCTTGAAATTTAGATAAGTCTAGTGGTCTGTTGTAGAGGTATGATTTCAAATCTCTAGCAGAATTATTCCAATTTACAATAGGTCGATTATTTTGTAATTGACGAGCTATCAATCCTTGCCCAAAATTAGTAACAAGATATTCAGTTTGATTCACGCTCGGCCTAACCCACAATGGTGTGTAATCGTCGTGCAAATTCTGGTCACTTCTTACCGGTAAGGGATGATTAACTTTTGTAAGTGTAAAATCATCAACTTCAAAATTGTTGATATTCATGAACCAACATTGGTCGTCAAGATATAACAGTTGCTCTGGGTGCCAAATTAAATGAGCAATCAAACCATAGTGTGGATACTGATCAACTAGTTGTTTCCATTGTACCCAATCAGTGATTATGGTTCCGCTTTTGACAAAAAGAGCCTGAGTGTGGCCTTGTTGTTTGACCCAGGTAAATCCTTCTGTCCACTCTTTGCAAATAAAAATTTGCTGGTTGGTGTTGTTACCAAACGTGTCAAACTTTATGGTTGCTAAAGTTTGATTTCTGTCGGGTCCATCTTTAATAATTACTGGCCAGGTCATTACAGGGTAATCTTGGTTGGAATCAAATTATTTTTTAATTGCTTTTTTAATAAAGCAGTCTGAGTTGTTTTTCCGAATACACTGACTCCAAAAATATCGTCAATAGTCCACTTGGATATATTCCAGTGTGCTGTCCACCCGGTTTGATAAGTTTTCCACCAGGTTGCAAAGTTGTTACACTGTATATCTTTCAATGTATCTATATCTTTAAGTGCTATATGTATGTTTGGTCTAAGTTTTAACCACGGTTTGGCCAATTGACACATCCGTTGCAGGTCATTGGGTTCGTTATTTTCCCAATAGTGGTAAGGAGTTTTGCCTAACTCGGCCCATCGCACGTATATGTCTCCAGCACAAATTTTTGTTGTGGTATTAAGTAACCAAATTGGATCCATGGGTTTTTCTAACAATCCAGATTTTTCTCGATAATCTATGCACAAAAATTCCTTAGGTGGATAGTTATAGTACTCGCACAAATGAATATGTTCATGAAAGTCTAGCCAGACTGGATTACCGTTATAATTGTCTTCGTAAATTTTGTGTATGCTATTAAAATAGTCTTGGTCACGGTTGATACATTTTGCGGTATCAATATCAATTGATAAGTTTTGTGCATAATGCACCAAGTGATCGACCATTTCTGAGTAAGTTAAATTTTCCTTGTAACAAGGATTGTCCCATGGTCGCCACGGAATTGGCACTTTTGAAAGATTCTTATAAATTTTTTGATACATTAGTCCCAAAGGACTATCGTCTATGTGAAAATCAATAGCTTCATTGTTTGAAAACAATAATTTCATAAGTTATTTATTGAAGCCTTTTGCTAATATTAAAAAAACAGGCACCTAAGTGCCTGTGTAAAATGGACAGTATTAATACTGTCCAGGAGCTACTGTTTATGCATTGTTCATACATGTTGATGCCGCAAGTGCCTTCCAGTTGGTTGCACTAACCTTGGTCAAGTCTGCAATCTTGAGTGCCATGCGCAGGCTCATTTCTCTCAGGCGATTCTTGTTCTGGTCCATGAATGCCAAGATCTCTTCACCTTGTTCAGGTGTAAAATCATAGTCCTGGAACAGGTCGCCCTTGCGGAAGATCTGTTTGATACGCAAGAAACGGTCACGTTGTGTGTTCAAAGTAAGATCAAGAAAGTGACACCGACTCTGTAAGGCCGCCAAGTGGTCTTGTAGCTTCTTGCTTTTGAGATTCTGGAACTGCAAGTTGGTGATAAAGATACAGGCACCCTTGAAGTCAAAACAGTCAGGAACACCTTCACGTCTTAGCATGGCACTATCGCTGTTCCAGTAGATTCTACGCTTCTTGCCTGAATCCAGGGCCGCCTTGAGAATGTTCAAGCTCAAGTCATCTTGGAATACACTATCACAGTCATCAAATACCAGCACATTACACGGATCCGAACTCTTGTACAAGGTACAGTACAGGCCGATTGGAGTCATTGCACCCTTGATAATTTCATACTTGATTCTACGTCCAGCTAACTTGTCAAAAAGACCTGACTGTTCTAGTTGTTTTTCTACACCGTAACTCTTGCCTACTCCAGGAGGCCCAACCACGATCATTGCTCTAACATCGCCAGCAATGGTGGCCTTGGTCATTTGATCCAAGATATCGAAGCGTTCGCCGATACGGGCCATTACTTCGTCGTCAGTCTCCACTGGAGCGACTGTTTTAACTACTGGAACGGCTGTTGCTGTGTCTCCTCCTACAAACTCTACATCTTCGATACTGTCTACCTTGACGCGGACTACATCATGATCTGGACCAAAATAGCCATCACTGTCCACTGTTACAAAACTACCTCGGGTACCGGTTTGTAAACCTTTTACCAGGGTAAATGCTACGTCCCTTACGGGTTGGTTACGGTATGTTCCGTTTTTAATATTGACTTTACTCAATTTTCTGCTCCTGTTTAGTTACTATACTACTATTATAACAAATGGCGTATTTTGGGTCAACCACTGTATTCTACTGTTTTTTGAGTGTTGCATAAAAACAACACTCCGTAAACGCTAGGTCTACAGCACTTGATTTCATAAAGCTATTATAAGCTAAAAAGCATTTGGGGTCAACCATAAAAAAACCCCACTTAGTAGGGCTTCTGTTTGAATTTGAACTACACGATCATACCTGGATATCTTCCATCCCAGCGGCTCTAAGGCGTACCACATGCCCTAGCATAAAATTCTTGCTTTCGAATGCCTTGATGATGCCCAGGAATTTGTTGCGTAACAATGCCACTTCATTGATTAGTGTTTCAAAGTCAATTACTTCGTCTTCGCCATCCACATACTTTTCAGCGTCTCGAGCAGTCAATGCCCTGGCATATCCTTCCAGATACTTTTGGAAGTGCTTGCGACGGATCTTTCTCAACTGTATGTTGAGAAGATTCAGTACCGCTTCGATCTCTTGCAGTTGATTAAATCTGTGTTCAGTGATGCCGGGCAAGTTGGTTATGTTTTTTTCAACCAAGCCGCCCACATGACATTCTTTTTTAGCTGACAGCAATTCCTGTTCATAATAGCTTATGAAATCAGGAATCGCAGAGAGATCTGCTACTACTCGACTATACCACATCAGTACTGATCGCTGTATGGATCATCCTCATCGTCGTGTAGATCCTCGTCATCATCTTCGTCATCAGCATGATCTTTGAGATAACTGGCCAAGGCACGTTTGATGTCTGGATCAGTCTTGAAGACCGATTTAATTTCGTCTGCGGCACCATCGTTGTCAATTAACACAGCTACTAGTGTCTCAGCAGCTTCATCACGATCAACTGTGTTGATATAGCGTTTTAATTCACTCCAAATTTCTCGACTTAGTTCAATGCTCATTGTTATTCCTCCGTTGCAGTTTCTTCTGTACTTACCGTTTCTTTCTGATTTACAAAGTCTGCCATGACCTTGTCGAGACAGCCAGCTTCGTTTGATTCCCAGGCCTTGCGGAACTGTTTGATGATTTCGCCATCGCTAGTAACAAACATCAGTCTATTACCATCTTTCTTTAACAGGCCTTTTTTCTCGGCCAAGTCAGTTAGGCCTGAGTAAGGATTCATTCCTGTTTCGTATGGAATCTTGACCTGCATGCCTTCAAACGGCTTGGCATAACGTGTTTTCATTACCTTACAACCGGCACGGATACCCATGACTTCGGAGATCTTGTTGCCATCTTCGTCTTCTTTGAGTTTCATTTTCTTCATGGCAACTACAATACTTGACGCATAGATAAATCCTTGTCCGCCTGATATCTTGTCATCTGGATCAAACATGTCTTGACTGGCATAGGTATGGTTGGTGCACACTAATCCAACATTGTAACTACCAAACATGTTGACACAGTTACGCACCAGGGCTGTGAGTGCTTTAGGCTTACGACCCAGGTCACCTTTCATTTCACCTGCATCAAATTGATTTACATCTGTGGGTGTCAGCATCATGCCTAGGCTGTCGATTACCCATAACACTTTCATTCGCTCGCCATCTGGCAGGGCCTTGTAGTCGCTCATGAATGTGCTAATGGCTTTGGCCACATCATCAATCATGCTCATGTTTAGCTTGAGCAGTTTTTCTTCACTGGTGTCCACGTTCAATCGCTTGAGCCAATCTTCGTCTAGCGCATTTTCTGTATCGACCAGGATCACAAAGATGCCCTGATCCTGTGCGTTCTTGACTATGTTGCCTGAACAGATGTAACTCTTGCCCGCACCTGACTCGCCAGCAAACACAGTTACTTTGCCCAGCGGAATACCCCTGTTGAAGTCTCCGCTGATCAAATAGTTCAAGGCAAAGTTGCCTGTGCTGATCCAGTCTGTGGGATCATTAAATCCAATACTGAGACCATCGATACTTTTGGTGATGTCTCTTCTAAATTTACTTACGTCAAATGGTTTTCCCATGTTATATTCTCTCTTTCGTGTATTAATTTAAAACAAGCGTTGCTCGGTTGTTATCTCGAGAATTACGATATAAAAGTTTTCTATACTCAAATAAATTTTCTGTCAAATTTGATATATTGGCTATAGGTAATTGTTCAGCAATTAACGGAATATTATTTTTTTCTGCCCACGCAACTGATTCAGGACTGTACGCTATCGTCTGTGGTTGTTGTAAATTTATCTGGAATGAAAATTCCAAGGTTTCATAATTGTAATGGTCTTGGTATTTCAAATCATTATCAAAATATAGAAACTTGTTATAGTATTGCCTACCCACATAAGTGTATCCAAAAGAAAAATTTACTACGTTATTATTAGAAACCATTGAATCCTGAAATGGATTTGGAAACACTTCCCATTTGTTGTCGGCACTGAATTCTAAATTTGTTTTGATGAAAGAATTTTCCAACCTGTGTACTCCTATGTTTACTTCTTCATATGGATATATATATCCTAACTTTTCTAGTACAGCAGCCACTTTTACAATGCGTATGTGATCTGGATACATGTCATGTAACTGATTACCAATTCTGGCCAAATTTGAATCGTTACTAAATCTAAGACTATCAATATCAACAGTATTTGCCTGAGAAAAAACCCAATCACAATGTGTCTTATTTAAGAAATCTTGGTTCAAATAATTTTCTAAATTGTTATGTTGATCCAATGACTTGCCCGTTAAAAAATACAACACTTCATTGATCTTTGAAATAGCCCAATGCAAATGTGTAATTTTTTTATCAAGATCTCGAAACAACACTTGCCGATTTGAAAAACTGTTTTGTCCTTCTTTGTTTGATTTATCTACAAAAAACTCAAACAATTCGTGATTGTATAGAACTTCAAAAGGTATAATATCGCCGGAGTTATCGAACACCAAAGAAAATTTCATTTTTGTATAATAGTCAAGTCCAGATGCAGAGCACCTGGACTATTTTAAGTTACGCTTTTTGACGGCTACGGATCATGGCCAAGATATCTTGAGCCTTGTCTGTGGATGCTTTTGCCGCAACTGGTGCTGTGGCCACTGCTGGTTCATCGTCATCAAAGTTGCTGGTCGCAACCGGTGCTGGTTTAGCCACTGGTGCCGGAGCATCTTCATCAGTTTCCACTGCTGGAGTTGCGCCTGCTGGAGCAGATACACCTGCTGGTCTGAAGTAAGTACCCCAACGCTCGGTGTCATAACTCTGACCATCAACACTTGCTTCAAACATTTCTTTGACAATCTTGAGTTCAACGTCAGTTGGCTTCTTGGGCAAGAACGATCCAAGATCATACAAGCCGTGTTCAGCAATGGCCGCCTGTTCCACTTCAGTCAAGGCACTTTCTTTTCTGCTCCACTTACTGCTGTTGTAGTCAGCAAAGCCACCTTTGGCGCCTTTGGTAATACGGAAGTCCAGGCCACGCAACAGGTCTGTTGGCAATTCTTCTAATTCTGGATCCATCAAGGCACCTTTGATAATGGTAAAGATCTGAGGACCAATGATAAATCTACGGATTGGGTTGGCCGGTGTCTTGTCATCGTGCAAGGGATTCTCACGCACAAAGCCTTGGAAAATGTAACTGCGTTTCTTCCAATACTTACGACCCATATCTTCCAGGCTCTTGTCCTTGAACCAGGTTCTTACTTCGGTAAGTACTGGACAAGTGTCTCCCCACATTTCCACGCAAGGTACTTGTACAAAAACTTGTTTGGATTCCATCTCACCTTTGACGCCATTGAATGGCAATCGGATCATGGCCCGTTCTGCCCAAAAGAATGTGTTTTTAGTGTTGCCGTCTGGTAGGAAGCGTAGTGTGGCCGACTGACCTTCTTCCATGTTCCAGTGTGGATAAATTGATCCATCGCCGCCGGATCCACCACTGCCTGGTTTGTTTTCTGATGCTGCTAGTCTTGCTCTGATTTCTGCTAAGGATGCCATATTATGTTGCCTTTCCGAGTTGATTTAATATGATTGATTTAAGTTGCCTTAAATGGTTGCCTACAGTGTTATTATACACATCACTGATTGTGTTTGCTACAAAACTGGTTAAATTACTTTTTTTATTTGGGTTGCCTGTCGGGCGCATGTGTTATTATAGCATGCACTACTTTTTATTGCAAGAGTATTTATGACTATTTCATTCCAGAAAGTGTTTTTAGGCGATCCAAGAAACTGGTGTCTTTATCCACTTCCTTCATCTTGCCCGAGTGACCATACTGGCCAGCTAAGGGTGATTTTTCTTCCAATGCACTGAGTGCGGCCTGTGCGGCTGTGGCTCCAGCTCCCCATGCAAGTCCACCAACTGCTGAATTTTTTATGTTATCCGAATTGGTGCCTTCGTCAGTTTCGTCTTTGGTTAAAAGGTGCCCGGCTGTACCACCGATAGCAGCCCCAGGAAGTCCACCAAATGTGCCTCCAAGGCCAGCACCAACGGCTGTGCCCAATTCTCCTTCATTGGCCATAGATCCCCAGCACTCTTGGACACCGTGTACTGGACATGCTTCACCAGCTTCGGTCATGTTACAAGTGGAGTCATCGTACAAGATTGAATTGTCCATGCCACCATCCACGCTGTGTGCGGAACGGATTTCTTCTGGTGCATAGTCGCCTGCACTTTCACGCTCAAGACCGTAGTCTTCATCAGGAACACCACCAATGATACCACCGCCACGTAAATGGCTTTCTAGGTTCTGTGCTACCCATTCATATGGATCGCCATCACGTGCCTTGGCTGTGCCATACGGCATGTCACCAGTGTCCATATAGTAGTCAAACAAGGCATCATATAAATCGTCGTCTAAATCGCCACCTTGTTCAAAGTTGCGAACTTCATATTTGAAACGATCCAGGATATGATCAAGTTTTGATTTATCTTCGTCCAGCATGCGACCTTCGGTTAGGCCAGCGGCTCTGCGTAGAGATCTGACTGCATCTTCAGTCACGCCAGGTTGCCGATTGGCGTAACGTTCCATGTTGTCTACCGCATCTTCGCCGTAGTTATCTCTTACGTATTTTGTAATATCTTTCAAAATTTTACTACTACGCATCATTTGATCGACATCGGAAGTATCACCACGTGAAGCTGGAAGATGTCTGGCATATCGATCAAAAACTTTTTTAAGGCTGTGATCTGATCCTTCAGCCATGGCTTGTTCCTCGTCACCTAGATCAGCAGGCATGCTTTCTGGAGGATTCATTGTGGCATCAGCATCAATGTTCAACTGTTCAAGCACCTCACGCACATCAGGATTGTCGCTGAGTTCTTGCATGCGGTCCAGTATCACCTGACGGCAGTCAGCATTGGGATCTTGTTGGGCTAAAGATTCTAGTAAATCAAACAATTTGTCATCGCCCAACAAGTCATACAACTGCTCAGTGGCGTTGGTAGCATCAGCACCCACTGGCAATTCCTTACTCATCAAGTCCAATAATTTTTGTTGGGCTTCTGGAGAATCTGGAGTGCTCCAGGTTCCTTCTACCAGGCGTTCAGCCCAGGCTTCAAATATGTTAGCTTCTTTCATAGCGTTTCCTTGTTGTTGTATACGAGCTAACACGGGCAGTGCCTGCTCAATCCTTGCGTCTAATGTCTGTTTGACAAACATGTGTTTTAAACTTTCAATCACCACATCCTGTTCGGTCAGTTCTACCGGATTCCATGATTCAAAGTAAGTGGCATATCCACGACCGGTTCCTAGTCTTTTAAGATTTTCTTTTAGCGTTTTGCGATACACAGCGGCTTCTGATACCAACTGGGCAGTATCGCCTTCTAGTACAGTTTCTCTGGCAACACTTCGTTCAAAGCGACCCAGCACGTTGAGTTCTTCTACTATGTCAGTTATATGCTGTCCACGGATGTCGTAGGGTCTGCCACCTTGGCGCACATGCTCCAGCATGGCACGGCCACCTGTCAGTTTGTTAAATGGTAATTTGTAACGCTCACCTTCGGCTGTTTCAATAAACAGGCTTTCAATATACAAATGTCTAGCATCTGTTTCGTCCAGGTTACGTTTGTGTTTGATCATTAATCTAGCTTCTGTAGGACCAGCACTCCAGCTCATGTTTTTACGACCTTGCCAGCTTTCAAATAGGCCTTCCTTGATTGCAGCCTGGCCTTGTAGGCTGTGTCTAAGCTGATTGATGTTCAAGGGTCTAAATCCGTTGAAGTTTGTTCTTGTGGCAAAATGTCTCAGTTGCTCCATGAACGCAAACCATTCGTTTTTGTCGTCGGGATCTTCCATGGTCTTGCCCAGGTTGTCACCAAAGTACAGTTCTAGTTCGTGTTGAGGAGTTAGCAATATAACTGCGGTGCCATAATGTTTGCCGCGGCTGCTACTCCAGTCAAACACAAACATATCAGCCTGGCTGACATCTTGCGCACCGGTTTGTGGGTTGGTGGGTACTTTTCCAGTGCGACTATCTAGGGCCTGGAAGTTTTCGTAATCTCTGGTTGCTAGTAGATCGTAGAGTTTCTTTTCTGTGGTTTCTTTTGCCATGGTGTTGTATTTAGCGCATGGTTGCTATGAACGGCATAGGAGGTATGTAGGTATCAGCAAAATCTCGCAACTGTTTGTCCATTTCTGGGTGATAGCCCTGTAACTGTTGCATCATTCTTACTGCCAGGATTGTACTCATGACCAAATCATCTGATTCGCCCACTTTGGCTGCATATCCCAGTCCACTTGCTACAAAGGTTTTGAGCTCGCTGATCAAAGATCTACTGCGTACTTTCATTTTGCCCGTTTCAATCAGAGTTTTTAACTTGCTACAGGCAGTGAGTTTGCTCTTGTTTGTGGTGTTAAACCCTTTCCGGTAACTGTTATTGCTTCGGTCGGACAAAAAGTATCCTTTGATATTTTCTTCGCCATACTGATTTATACTGATCAAGGCCGCTTCACCAATGGTATTGTTTTCCACGCTGTAGTATATGCTTTCTGGATTTTGTACAGTTTCGTTTAGGTGATTACATATAGACGCCAACAACCGGATCTGTTCGGGTATAGGTGTGCGATTGTGTTTCCATTCAGCAATCTGTTCGGTGGTGTTGGCTTCAAATACCTGTATGGCTGCATTGTCTCCGCCGGTGCCCAGACTGGGATCTAGAGCAACTGTGTAGATTCTATCTTTCTTGGGTGTTTGATACCAGCGTACCTGTCCCATCATGTGAGTGGGTTCTGAGCCAGTCATTTCAACCAGTTTGGCTGGTGCAATCAAGGTCTCATCAAAGATTAAAAATTCACAGCCCATTTCACGTCTGAATCGATCGTCGCCCAGTTGTGCCCGTTGTTCCGAGGCCCAGGTCTCATCACGATCAGGATGTTCATTCCAGTAACTGCGATATGCTCGGAATCCATTCACGCCCATTTCTGTAGGATTACCATAGCTATCTTCACACTTGTTAGCACCCTTCCAAAGCAGGGCAAATTGATCTTCATCACTGTTTGGTGTACTTGTAATAATTGCCTTACCACCAGTTGCCAAGGTAGGGCTTATGGATGTCCAAAATTCTTTAGCTATAGTGGGTCGCACAAACGCAAACTCGTCACAGTACAAGAGTGATATACTCATACCCCGGCCAGTGTTTTCAGTTGTGGTAGTTGATACTATTCTTGATCCGTTTTCAAAGTCTAGGTTACCTTTGTTGTAGCTGGTCACTCCAGCTCTAATATGATCTGGGCACAGTTCATAAGCATAACGGATACGTTGCATGATCTCCTGTGAGCCAGTGTACTTGTGTGCGGCGATCAGGATGGTTGAATCTGGGTGAAACATGGCCATCCATAACAGGTACCCAGCAGCACTGGTACTTTTACCAGTTTGCCTGGGCATCATGCTGATGCTGAATCTGTAGTTGTGATAGGTGTGGATCAGGCGTTTTTGATATTCAAACGGATGATACAACATTTTTCCTCGAGTAGGATGTTGTATATGAAAGAAGTTATCCATGAAATACTCTGGACCAGTCTCAGGATCAGCACAGGCGATAAACTCGGCCAATTGCTGTTCCGTGAATACTGTGCGACGGTATGGTGCTTTGACCAGTACACTTTCAGTGTTATTTGGTGTAGGCATTTACAAATTTTTCTGCAAGTATTTTATGAATCCTGGGACCACCGTGTAAAAAATCTCTAGCATAGCCAATTTCTTCGCGACTCCAACACATGTGTTCGACAGCATCTAATATGGTACATGGTATATCAAATTCTGCACACAATTGATATATAGCTCGAATATTCTTACGCTGGTTTACCATGGCATTTTCATCATTTAAAAACCAATGTTTGAGATAATGATCATTGGGATTGTACAGTTGACTTTTATTTTGTGGCATAAAAATTTCAAATAGAGACTGGTGAGGCATTACCAATGGATCCCCAGCATCCAAAAGCACTTCTACTCTATGACTGGGTGGTACCAGCATGCATACATATTTGGGTCGGAGTTCAGGAATCCAATACTCAGCCAGGCGATAACAAGAATCTGCACTGTATCCTCCCCATGCCAGGTTGGCACATTTAAGTCCCATAGCTGTGGCTGTCTGTTGAGGCCAGGTCACTGAATTGGGTAGACCAATCCCTATGGTGTAACTACATCCTAGAGCAACCATATATGGGCCGCCATCAAATTCATCAGCACGGAATCCGTGACTATTAAATCGATAAGTGATTGCGCCAGGCTGATCCCACCCTTGTTCTGAAAAATAGGCACGATGCTCTGGATCCTGTATTAGTTTTTCATAGTTTTCTTTAGTATCAGTGGGTAGCCACTCTAGCGTTTGATTGACGTGATGTTTTCCACTATGTTCTGGAATGTCCAGCTGAGTTGCTTTTAAACTTGCTTGACTAGGGTTGGCCATTTCAATTGCAAAGCCCGATGATTCAGTAGTATTGTTTGTCATATTTGATTTTCCAGTTCTGGCCATAGTTGTGCAAATGTATGCGCTGTTTTTAGTTCTCGTTCCTTTGTTTCATGAAACTGTGGAGGGTTAAACTCTGGAAATTTATAAAGATAACTATTGTCTACCAGGGTCATACGGTAACGTTTCAAGGTGTCTATGGCCAGATTCTTATGATCACTGTATTTTTCCACCACTCGATCAATTTCCGCAATGGCTTGTTGTCGTATTGACTCTGAATAGCGTCTTACATCCAGATGTTGTGGATGTATCAGTTCGCACCAGAATAAATCAAGTTGGTACGCAATACAAAATTCATAATACTCAACCAAATCCATAGCACAATATATGCTATATGCAGGATGTGCCACTACACGTTGCCCATGCTGTTTCATGATTTTAATATTGTCAACAAAAGTTTCCCACGTGGCACCATGTCGGACATATTCAAATTTATCTTTGTTGACATTGTCAAAACTGATTTGCCACTGTACTCCTGGCCAGGTGCGTAGTTCATTGTATATGGGGTTGTTGGTAATGTCAATGCTGAGATTAGTCGTAACCAACACTTGCACCTGCTCGGGCACAAGATATTGCAAAAAATCCACGAGACCTTTTTGCAAAAGCGGTTCACCACCACCCAATGCCAGCCCTTTTACAGTGTGTCCTTGTGTTTGAATCAATTCAATTAAATCTGGATGTTCGTTTTTGACATGGTTAATAGGAATACCCTTGATGCTTTGCCAGGCTGTACTGGTATCGGGATTGCAATAGGTACAGGCAAGATTGCACAAATTGCTCCAGTTGACCACAATGTGTTGTAGTTCAAAATAATCAACTGGATCATGCTCGATAGCTTTCAAAGTTTGCTCGCTTGCAGATCGAACTGTACGCCCACTGACGCCTGTGGTTTCTTCAAGTTCTTTGCACCAGCTACATCCTGGGTACCATTCTCCACGAGCCATGTGTTCGCGCATGCTTGTTAATGCAGGTCCATGGATAACTTCTTGAATAGACGTCTCTTTGATATTGCCTACCACACTACGGCAGTGAAAGCAAGGACTTACTCGACCAGTTTGATCAATATTTAAACTGGTCCAGGGTGCAGAACAAAATGTAGGGCTCTTTAAGATTGTCATAGCGTTGCCAGTTCAGGCCACAATCGGGCAAACTGTCCTTGTGTGGCAGGGTGATATTGGGTTTCAATCCGTTGAATATGTTGTGCAAACTGGTGTTCAATGCCGTTTCTGGCTTGGGTCACAGCATGATAATTGGTCAAGGCCTGATCAAAGAATGATTTTTCTGCGGGTGTTGCAATGTTCATGGCATAAAAACGTTCAATCTCGGCAATGGCCTCTAGCGCAACTCTGGGTCCATGCAAAAACGGATCAAGATATTCGGGTTGAAACAAGTTTTGCCATAGCACAGTGGTTCCGGTTTGTTCAGCAAACTCACGCAACTCACAAATGCGTGTGGCATTGTAAATATTGTATACTGCATGTATGCCGCCCCATTGGCCTTGCGACTTCATAAGTCCTTTGATAGTGGACAAGTTTTGCTGTATTTGATCCCATTTGGCTCCGTGTCTGACATATTCCAGTCGATCACCTGTGTTGTCAAAACTCATACTCCAGCCTACCCGGGATCTATTGCATAGCTTTTTAAAAATTTTATTGTTTTCTAAATCAACACTGAGATTAGTAATCAGTGTAACTATGGCATCCTGGGGTATGACATCTAGCAGACGTTCGTTTTCTGGCAACAACAAAGGTTCGCCACCAACCAAGGCCACTTCATGTATGTGTTCGTAATGTTCAGCAATAAAATCACATACTGCATCGTAATAAGGTCTTGCTCCGGACTTGAATGGAATACCTTTGATTGCGGCCCATTTGCTACTGCATGCTTCGCCACAGTAGTTACAACTCAGATTACAAGTGGTGTTCCAGCGTACATCTACAATCACAGGATAGTGGTATTGATCTCCGGCTGTGGCATAGTCAAAGCCAGGATTCACATTGTTGTGCCATTGCCGTTCGCTGTCAGCACCAAATCTTTCTGCTCTCACACAATTAGAACAGTAGTCATGCGGTTTGCCCTGTGCCAGACTGGTGCGGATTTTGGCCATAAGCGAACTATTAAGTATCTGTTCAATGGTTTGTGTATTGAGATTGCCCAGCATGTTGGGATTGCCAGCACAGCAGGTTTTTACATCACCGCGCGGGTTGATATGCAAGCCCCGCCAGGGGGCTGCGCAATAGAAGTTGGTCATACTGTAATTATGCCTCGGTGCTTACTGCGGATAATAATTTTTTCTTATGAGCTTCTGATATTTTTTTCTTATGCTCTTCTGAAAATGGCTTTCTGCGATTTCCTTGTTTCGATTCAGATATTTTTCGTTTATGTTCTTCAGAATGAGGTCTTCCTTTTCCTACCTTGGATAATTTTTGTCGGGTTTCCTCAGACATAGGGTTTCGTCTTTTTCCAGACTCTGACATTTTTCTTTTAGTTTCTTCAGATGGGGATTTTCCTTTGTTATGAGTGGACCTTCCTTTCATAGACTCAGACATTTTTCGTTTATGCTCTTCAGAAAAAGGTGGCATATATTTTCCTGTATTAGCTTTGGATATTTTTTGCCTAGTTTTGTCTGAAACAGGTCTTCCTTTCAAGGAACCACCTTTACCTCCAAGTTTTAGATTATATGTGTCTTTTCTTTGAACGAACTCTAAAATTACTATTGCGGCTTCGGCAACTAATGCTTCTTCTCTACTCTCGTAAAGTGAAATGATAGTTTTTTCAAAGTTCTGTATTCCATATTTTAAGATAGCAGCTTTAATAGCATTGCCTGATCCCATATAGCTGGTATCGTCGGTTGGAATAACTTTCGATTGCCTTACGCCAACATAGATATGGCCATTGATCTTGTTTGTGATTTGATAAGTGTAGTGGTAAATATCCACGCTGATTGCTCCTTATAAGCGTTAGAGTAGTTGGGAATTCCACTTCCGCGAACTACACCCTTATTTAGTCTAATTACACCAGCTTTGCTTTGCTTCGCCGTAATATTCACGTGCAAAACCGTTGGCAATAAGCATTTGACGTAGGCTCTGTCCGTTTAACAGCACATCTCCTAGCACACGACCGCCATATTTGTCCCAGTCAATCAGCACAATCTGCCGTTGAGTTGCCTGAGCAATGGCTTGTTTTGTAAATGCCGATGCCGCTTCTCCTCGTTGCTTTTCACTTTCACACTGGGCGCGGAATCCTTTTTCAGGAGTGTCTACGCCAAAAACTCTAATGCTGAGTTCTTTTTTGAGTGGTGCTGGTAGAAAGGAGGCTTGAAAAGCCACGGTGTCACCGTCGATTACTCGAGTAATAACTGCATCGTATGTTACTCCAGGACGTTGTCGGGGTTGTGCTGTGACTAGAGCAGGAACAATCAGTAAAAGTAGGAGTAGTTTTTTCATCCAATATTTACCTTGGATAGCCTTTGAATGCTGTAACAGGACTGGTTGTGTCAATGCCAGGAGGTTCATGACTGTGGGCATCGCCTATCAATTGTTTTCCGCCTGGAGTCTGAGTCATTTGTAATGCTTGATCTATGATGGGATCTACATTACTGTCTATACCGGCTACTACAGCATGATTGCCAAAGACTTCTTCTTGATTCCAAGACAACATATAAGGATTTATATTGTCCTTGATTGCATTGCTCCTGGCACGGGCCATGGCCATGCCAAATCTATAAGTTTGATATGGTGCATCAGAACTCAAGCCAGGAAGTAGAAAAGTTTGACGCATTGGGTCCGCTTGCTCGGGCGGCAACCGTTGTTCTTCAGTGATAAACTCTCGTGCTCTCATCTAGGGTAACCTTTGAATGCCTGTACAGGACTGGCAATGTGAACTGATGGATGTTCTTGGCTGCTTGTGTCGCCACGATTTAGATCTTTATGCTTGGATCCAATTGCTTTAAATGCCTGATGCATCATTCGATCTTCTAGCTCAGTATAAGGAGCCGCTATATCATTACGACCGGCCCATGATTCGCTGTCAATATCTATAGGATCACCTGACCCGTCAGCCATGGCTACTGCCATCATCACGCGGTTCAATTCGTATACACGATCCTTGTATTCGTTGTCAATAAAGGTGTGCAAACCAACTGTAGCATTTTGCAAACGCCGGGTGATTTTTCCTTTTTTGTGCTCAACAACAAACTCTTGGGCTCTCACTGGATTATCCTGCCGCAGTGGCTGAACTTGCTGTGCCCAATTCTCTTGTGGTTGTTGTGTTACCTGTGCTGGTCACTGTGAGATAATTTCCAGCACCAACATAGATCTGTTGTCTTGAACTTGCAGCCACTTGTGGAGCCGCACTGTAGATATTGCCCGGAGCAGGAAAGTTCACAGTAAACTGTGAGAAGCTGGCGGCATTACCGTTATTGGCTGTGGCATTGGCGCTGAGTGTGAAACTGGTAGTGACTGAATCACTATTTTTGGTCTGACTTGATATGGTCGTATTGGCCGCTATGCCTGTGCCGGTTATGGCACATCCAATAATGTTGGCTCCTGTATAGGTAGTGGTCAATGCGGCATTGCCGTTTACAACAAATCCGCCCAGAGTCACAGGCTGAGCTACGTTGACTTCAAAGATGTTGTAGGAGGCTACTGTATTTCCAGTGACAATTTCTGCTTTGTCTGTGTACCAGACTGCGTTGGCTATATTTCCTATTGAGACATTTGCTTCACTCATTTTATTTTCCTTTTAATTACCAAGCTCGGCACGACCAATATCGAGCCTTTGTTCTAGGGCCCGGGTTTGCACAGTTGTGTCTGGCTCTGAAACTTTTCCTACGTGCAGGACTGGTTTTCTTGATACGCATGTTGGGATCACCAAAGTTTACTTTTTTGATGTTGCCTGTTGACGGATCTCGCACATACACCTTGGATTTTTTTACATCTCCCTTCATGGGTTTTCCTAACGGAACTTCGCGACCTTGGTATTTGGCTTCGTCCATGTCGTCATCCTGAGTTTCCAGGATCACTGTGTCTTCTGATTCCTGCTCACTAAGCAAGTTCCAGGACTCTAACACACTTACTATATCTACTGTGGCATCAAGTAGGATACTGTCATCTGCCAGCTCAAGGATATAAGATTCAATCAAGGTGCCATCAGACAATTCAATGCCAAAGTTATCACCTTCGGCAGGAGTCTGCATCCAGTTTTCACTTTCTGTGATGTAGTCTTTAAGAGTTTTCATTAGCCTTTGTACGTTTTCCAAGTGTTAAACAAACTGCGCTCAAGTTCCACATTTTCTTCCATGGTACTTGTTCTACGCATTTGACCGGCAATGACCGGAATGGTGGTCTGACCAGTTGACTTGGCACCATTTAGACCGCCGCTGAATCTGCGTAGGTATGGATCGTCACCGTCGATGGTTTCAGTATCAGTTGGGTAGTCTGGACTATTCATGGTAGCAGTTGTATCACCGTAGGCTTCGTCCATGGTTTGGCAACCGCATGGTGCCTGACCACATGAGCTACATCCACCAGATTGGCCGCCTAGGCCAGCCAACTTTAAAATCTCTGCCAATTTCTCAGCATCTTCTCCATCAGCACTGACATTTATGGTCTTGGTAGGATTGCCGTCATCTTGATTGTTCATGGTCACAGTCACATTCATGGCTTCAGCAAGCACTGTATTCAATTTCTTTTGATAGCTTTCTGCAATGGCACCTTCATAAACACCTTTGCCAAACTGCATACTGCCTGATGATTTTTTAGTTTCTGGAGCTGTTGCCACACTACCACTTGTGGTTGTTTCAGCGACTTTTTTCTCTTTCTTGTCGGCAACTGCTTTTTTCATTGGCTCTTTTTTGTCGCCGTCGCCGTCAATATCCAAGAAATCTGGTTTGCGACCTTTGGCAGATTTTTGCACTGGCCGCGCCGATCGTTCAGCCATTGTTTCTCGATCAGCCTTGGTTGCTATCATGTAATCACGTGCTGTGTCAATATAGTCCATGGCCTTGGTGATTTTGCTTTGTACCCATTCTGGTAAATTTTCATTGTCGCTGAGAATACTGGCCAGTTCTCTTGCAGCCAATTTAATAGTGTGTAACTGTTCCTTGGCCATGTCGCCTTCTTGATCGTACTCGCCACGGTCAGCAATAGAGATGTCATTTTCTTTTACTGGACGACCACCTTTGTACTTGTAGCTCTTGGCTGTCACACGCTCAGGACCCTTGGCAGGACCTTTTGGACGACCTTTGGCTTTTGGTTCATCTGATTTGACTTCTTCCTCGTCATCCTTGTGTCGACGAGTGTAAACAGTGCCAGTGCTGATTTTTTTCTTGTCAAAATTGCCGGTTCCTTCTTTTTCTTTTTTTGCCTGAGCCTGATAATCAGGATCAAATGCTGTGCCTTTGCTCCGTGGCTCCTGAGTCTTTTCCTCATCCATGGGTTCGTCTTTGCCTTGCACAAATGCTTTCAATCCTTTGCCAACATTCTTCAATGGAGTTTCTTTGCTGGGTCTTTTTAGATCTTGCTTGCCGGCCATGGCATCTTGATTCTTTCTTGGAGCAACTGCATTTTTCATTGCTGTGGCTGCTACGTCGCCCAACATCTCATCAACTTCTTTTTTAGCGCCAGCAATCTTGTCAGCAAAAGTGATTTTATCTGCGGGAGGTGCCAGTTTGGCAAATGATTTTTGTTTAGGGCTCATTGGCTTGTCAGCTTCGCGCACTGTTTCCATATCACCGTCACCATCAAGATCGGCTTTCTTGACTCCTGCAGCCTTGGCCTTGAGCACATTATGAGCAAACCGGTTGCCTTCTTCTACATCGTCTTCGTCCATCTTGTTGTATTTGTTTCTGATGCTGGACATTTTGTCTTTGCTGGCACCATCTCGTCCGGCCTTACGCAGTGCTTCCATGCCATCACGGCCATACTTTTTATCGCCAATGTAGGCTTGCAATGCACTTTCGTCCATGTCGGTTTCTTCCAACTGTCCAGCTTTTTTCATCTTCTGGAATTGAGCACCAGCAACACGTTCACCTGCGGCTTTGCTTCCGTATTTGTCTCCAGCTTTCTTGGCCAAGGCCTTGAATCCAGTTGTGGCATTATTGTGTTTGCCCATGTCACGTTCAGTAACAGCACTTTCAGCCAGGTCCTGGCGTTTGGCCAAATCTGACATCTTTTTGTTTAGGTTGTAGAAAAAATTATCCATTGTTTATCCTCTTGGTTTGTTGCCAGTTGCTGGCCTAGGTGGTAACTTGATCTTGCTCATTGGACTTTTGTTTCCCATTGGCAAATCGTTTGTGGTTTGTGCAGGTGGTGTCTTGCCACCAGCCACAGTAAAGTCACTGCGGTAAGCATTTTTAAGCACAGCATGATTGTTGTATTCAGCACTGTAGTCTTTGTACAAGGCTTTTTGTTCTCGGTTTGGTGCAGGAAAATCTGTATCAGTCAAGAGATTTTTATTTTGAGCTTCTACTTCTGCACGCTCTTGATCCATGCTATTTTCATATGGAGTTGTAAGCATTCTGATTCGGTTAGGATCAAACATCAACAACTGTGCGATCTGTTGGATCTGTGGCTCAATAGCTGGATAACGGAACTCCACATCCACATGTGTCACACGCTCGTTATCAAAAGCTGGAAAGTCTGCAGGCTTGGCCTGCACTGGTGTGGTCTTGGGTGCTGAGATCTTGACGATATCAAACTGTTTGAGTTTCTCTTCCATATCTTTTAAGAAATTTGGAGGAGTGTCGCCCACGATCTTGATACGATAATTGTAGGTTCTTTCTGATTCAGCGAGGTATTCTTGAAATTTTTTCATACTTTTTTCCCTATATGATATTTATGAACTTTTGTCTTTTTGATCTCTTGAGCCTATTAGGCGTTCCAATAAATCGTTGCGGCTTAGTATTTGCCCTTCGGCTGTGGGCAACAGTTCAGTGTTAGGTGCCTGTTGATCCAGTCGGGCTTTTTTCAACTGTAGATCAATCATCTTTAGTTTTTTGTTCAGTTTGGTAGTTTTGGCAACAAGAGCATGTCCCAGCATGGTGCCAGCTACTGCAAACAGTTCAGCGGCAAAACGTGAGTCTACATTCATGCCAAGATCACTAAGGTCTTGATAGCTTTGTTTGGCCAGATCAGCCAGTTCATCCAGTTCACGATCACTGGCATCAAGATCACGCACAGCCGGCAGGGCCAGGTCAATCTTGTCTATGTTGGTATCAATTGCCACAATAGCGGCACGGGTCTGTTCTACTGTGAGAACTGGAGTATCAGATTCTTCGGCTGTTTCAAGTCGGTCAAATTCAAACAGCTCTTCTAATTTCTTTGTCATACCCTATTTACCGCGTTTTTTGTTACCTTGGTGAAATATATCATCCTCTGTCACTACGCGAAAACGTAGACCTTGTGCCTTGGCCCATTTGGTCGCGGCATCCCATTTGCAGTAGTTAACAGCCACAATGGCTCTATCACGGTCGTTCATTTTGCTTTCAAGCAGGCTTTGTTTCTTGGGTTTGATTTCTATCAGTTCAGCCACAGTGGTATTGTTTGGACCGCGATATGTGACCAGGAAGTCTGGCACATAGTTGGTCATCTTGCCGGTTAGGGGATGTCTGTAAGGAATTCTAATGCTTTCGCTGGCCCATTGTAGCACGTTGTCGTTGCTGTCCAGGAACATCATGAAAGTCATTTCCCATCCAGATCTGTATTTTATATTGCCGCGGCCCACGTACTTCTGTGGATTTTGTGGAATGTATATGCCTTGTCTAAAGTTGGCCATGGCAGTTTTCAGTTACGGATGTTGTGTGCCACGTAGAAGTTAGGCGTTGTGGCCACGTTCAGTCCTAACAAGGTACTGTTGCTTCTAGTACCGTTCAGATAGTAGGCCAAGGTCAAGGTCAAGTCAGGACCGGTCTGTCCTCGAATCTGTTGCAACAGGGTCATGACTGGAATTTCACTGGTCTCGGCCACACGGAACAAGGTCACTGCAAAATTATCAGCAGCTTCCCCGGTGCCGAACACACTGCTAAAGTAGCTGCGTACTGCATCATAGGCATCAACCGGCACACTCACTTCGTATCCGTAGAATCTATCAAAAATTCTAACTGATAGATCAGTTTTGGGATCAGAATAGTTTACAGTACCCATGGATCATAATCCAATCTGAGATCGCACAGTTGGCACACCTGCGGTAGATAAAATATTACTACGTCGCCCAGTAGCATCATCGATTGGTGCTTTTGGAAAAAACTGACCATTGCCGGCGTTGACTGCTTGTCGCACACTGCCGGCCAGGCCTTGTTGTAGTACACTTTTGGCTCCGGCTCTGGCTTCGGCTCCGGCAATCTGTCCAAGATTTGAATTTTTAAATGTGTTGTAGGCTGTGCCTGCTGTTTGTACTGCACCGATAACATTTTGTAATCCACCATGCGGACCTCTCAAGGCTTGTAGATCTTCAACACCACCAGCAAATGCATCAACGAGTCCACCTTGACCAAACACTGAGTTTGTTCCGCCGGGTCTTGACAACGAGCTCTTGGTAGAATCGTAATGTGCTGGATCAGCAAATCCTGGCACGCTGGTGCTGGGTTGAGAACCACCGATGGTACCACTCTGATATTTCACAGTTTCGTAGGCCACAGTCAAGGTATGAGCCATGGTTCCAGCGCCTTGACTGTAGTCATATTGATCACTTTTCCAATCTGTGATGATGGGATTGATCAAGGTATAACTGGCAAAACGTTTTTGTGCCAGACCATATATGGTTATATCATTGAAAAATCTGGGCTTGCCATCATTGTTACCTGAGGCTGTGCCTGGACTGGTGTCAGCATAGCCTTCGCCAATATAGCCCCAGTCAGTGTTTTGTCTGCCACTGTAGGTGTCGCGTGTGCCGTATCCAAACCCGTTTTGCAAGGTAGCAGAAGGTCCTAGACTGCCTGATTGATTGGGTATATTATTATAACCATATGTGCTGTCTTTGTAATAATAGGTATAGTAGTTGTACCAGAGATTGCGTATGAGATCGCTTTGATCATCATGCAGGGTGATCGTGACCGGAGAATAGTTTATCTTGGTCTGGACAATTCTCTTGCGATTGTATTGATTTAGTGTTTCGTTGGTGATCTGGTAACTGGGCAGATCTGTAGTTTTGACCATGAGTCCTATACTGGCCACATCGTTGTTGGCAAACGCCTTGGCCAACGCTGGAATTTGTCCAGTGTTTATGTTGAAATAACAATGAAATAGGAACTTTGTCCTGGGTGTCAGTTCATAGTTGTTGCTCCTGAACGTTTTACTAGCATGGGTGTAATCACGAAGTCCGTTGACTCCAACAAATCCCTGTAGTATGTTCTGGCCAAACGAGCCTAGATTCATGTCAGATCTGGATTGTTATACACCAACACCTGTGGCCACGTCACCTAGAGTACGACCAATAGCCGCTCCAACACCAGATCCTGGTGGGGTTTGTAGGGCATTGTCAAATCTAATGGTCAAGGCGATCTGCGCCGCTTCGTTGGAGCCATAGTTCATGTCGCCGTAGTTGACACCTTGTAGATAACAACCGTAGATTTCCCAAGTTTCAAGAGCAATTGGAACGTTGGCTCCATTACCACCGTCGAGCACTTCAAATACTGTGGTAAATTTATAATCATTACCGGCACTGGCTGAACTCATTTCAGCAAAGTCCAGTTGCTTCTGTAGTTGTTCGCCAACCAATCGGGTCACATTGCCACCTGCGTCATCACGTAGATTGCAGGTGATATCATTCCAGGTGTATTTTCCAGCCAATTTGATTGTGCTGTTGTAGACAGGAAGATCAATGTTGTCAAAGGTCACATTTGGCCGTTGAAAATCCACCACCTGCTTGGTCAATTCAGTTACTGGGCTTGATACTCCAAAATTCTGAAAGCTCACTCTAAAGCGATACTTCAGTTTGGGCATCAACAATCCCTGACCCCCGTCACCAAACGGTACGGTCATATTTAATAATGATGAAGGCATTTTGTCTAATCTCCTGTTATGCTTTTATTTATGGCAATGAGCCGGGACATTTTTGTCCCGACACATTATACCGTTGCACCAATAGTGCCTGTGTTTTGTATACGTACTGGTATGTAGATAAACTCCACGGCTTTCACTGGCTCAATTGCGATGTCAACATACAGTTCGTTGGCATCAATTCTGGCTGGTGTGTTGTTTGAAAGATCGCACACAACCAAGTAATCATAGATACCTCGCTTGGCCACAAGATCGATCATCAAGTTGGTAATTGCATTGGTTATCTGCTGGCGTGTAATTGTGTCATTTGGTTCAAACAGATATGTTTTTCCAATTTCTGCTAGTCTGGCACGCAGGAACGCTACCAGTCTGGCCACATTGATACGATCCAGTGCTGTAGTTGTGCCTTGCAGTGTATGATTACCAAAGTTGGTAATACCCACACCCGGAATGAACGTGATTGGATTCACATTGTTTTGATACAACACATCACGCAAGCCTTGGCTCACACCCAGAGGTTCAAATTCACCAGTTTGTGCATTCAAATAACCAATCTGTGTGGCATTGTCTACTACACCGCGTCGTGTGCCAGCTGGTGCTAGCCATGGAAAACTAACTTCATCACTGCGAATAATTGTACGCAACATCATGTGACTTGGTGCAGTTACTACCAAGTTACCACTAAGGTCATTAGTAGTACAGCTTGGATAGAAAGCAGCCGCATAAGAATCACCAGCGTTTAGATTACCGTCACCTGTGATCACACCCAGTCCGTTGTTGTTGGTTGCCCAAGTTACAACTTCTTGCGGTGTCAATCTCAACGGAGTGTCTACTACCACAAATGCAGTTTCTCCACGGTCGGCATTGAGCAAGGCCAAATTGGGGGCCAACTCAGGATATGCCGGGCATGCAATCAAGTTAAACTGGTTTTGTTCTTCTCTAATCACGGTGTTGCTGTCAATACCAGCACGCAAGGCCTGATTGATTATGCTACGTTGTGCCTGACGACCCATGTATGGACTGCCATCTGCTCGATTGCCACTGGCAGTCAACCAGGTGTTGGTCACTGTAATCGGAGTCCAAAATGCATTGGTACCCACAGCGTTGTTAAAGTTGTTGTCGGCCAAACTGATGTAGGTTATACTGGCCACTGTGACCAAATTACCGATACTGTAAGTGGTAGTGCTACTCCAAGGATACGCTGGATAATCTGTGGCATTGAAGTAATTGCTCTGGAATGTTTTCACATTGAACCCACTTCTGCGAGTGTTAAACAACAGGATACCTTCTGGATACAGGCTTGGACTGACTGCATCAGGATCAAGATAATCGCTGGTCAGCAAGCTGATTATGGTAGGCAATGGATCGGCCACAGGATCTGTGGTACCATTTGGTGCCCATCTGGCATCAGCAAACAGCACACCATTCTGTGTGGTCTGATTGCTGTTGTCAATTTCAACCCACTGTTCAACTCCGTCCACAGATTCCCAACGATAAATCACTGGGTACAATTCAAGATTACTGGTGTCAATCCAGAGATCGCCCAGTTCTAGTGGACTTTCTGCTGTGTCGGTCTGTGTGGTTGGTGCTGTGGCACTGATAATAGGACCGGTAGCGTTGGTTATGCTAAGGTCATAACCACGTATGTCGCTGGTCACATTCTGATAACCTTGCCATCTTCCGCCATCCTGGATCATGATATCCACTTGTGTAGGATCACTATAGTACCAGTAGGTACCATTTGCTGGATCTTGATCAGGTGCTGTGTCACTGCTGGTATAACTGAATGTTGGATAGCTGACCCAGTTGCTGAGAACCAGTGTTGGACCAGTAACGTTGAGCAAGGTCAGTCCCACAATGTTTTGTCCAATTGCAAAGCCTGCATCTGCTACCGGAGTACCTGTGACATCTAATAGTTGTATATCACCGCCTTGGCTGTGTGTAAACACTACAAATCCTGAACTGTCTATCGAAGCACTCACATAAGGGACTGCTGCAGCACTGACTGCCGCAATAAAGTCTTCTACTGAAGTTCCTGTCAAGGTTGCTGTGGCAGTGTTCAACACACTGCTGCCGCTTTCGCTGGCACTGATAGTGAATGTCTCACTGCTTGTAAATGTTCCTGGTACTGTGTAGCCAGTAATATTGGTTGGTCCAGCCACGTATCTGCTGAACAACATAAAGCCACCAGTGGTGTTGCCGTATGGATCAACTTGAGCATAGGTACTGCCGGCTGAAATATTCAAGCCACCGCCTGCAGGATCCAGCGCATACAAGGCTGCTTCGTTGGTAGCATATACCGGACAGGCCTGCTGTACAAACAATCCCAGTGTGCCATTGTATCTCTTGACAACAAGATTGGTACCTAGATTTACATTGTTGGTCTTTTGCCATACTGAGCCAGTTGGTTGCGGAAAACTGTTGCTGCTGTTCCATCTTGGGTTTAGATAACTGGGGTTGGCCAAATAGGTTGGTGTTGAATATGCTCCTGCTGTGATGCCCAGTGAGGCTAATGGTGTGCCGGTCACATTGTTTATGGACACAGTGCCACTACTGGTTATAAGGCCGTTGCCTGTGGCCACGTTGGCCCCATCAAAGCTAAAACTCACTGAAATATTTGTAGATGCAGTAACCACATAAGATCCGTTATAGTTACTACTGTCTGTGCCTGCTACTGTGATTGTACTGCCCACAGCATACGGTGTTGGTACAGCATTACCTGTGTTGGTAAATGTCAATGTGGCTATGCCAGTGGTAACATTGGCTACACCTGCTGACACAGTGCCGTTAAATCCGGTTGAAGTGCTGTCAGCATACACAAACATGGCTCCGCCAATTACAGCCGAGTAAACACCAGCTATGTTGGCAGTGTTGATAGCAGCAGAAAGTCCGGTAGGCGTGTTGTTTGCTGAGGCTGGTACTGCTACAGTGTTGGTGTTGTTGATTCTGATTGAATTGGCTGCTACAAGAGTACTAGGAGCCAAGGTGCCGCTTATTGAGGGCCAGGCAGTTTTCCAGTCATCGCTACCAACATCAACCCAGGTGTTGTATAAATCACTTAGTGCGGTTGAACTTGTTTGTGTGCTGGTTGGTCCACCGCGCTTGTAGTATTCAGGATTTTGCAAGGCGCCAGCCACGTTGGCAGTTTGTGTTTGACCGGTTGTGACTGCGTAGTCACCTATGCTGCCAATACTTTGTAGTGGCACCACACTGGCAGTTTCTAGATCAGCTGTGTCTGTGATCACCAGCGGAACCTTATTGGTAAATGCACCAGTGGTCAAATTCCACTCAAAAATTCCCCAAGCAGTGTTGGTAGTATCCAGCCAGTAGGTATTGTTGTCAGGAGCACCCAACGGTCTAGTTAGACTGGCAGTTAAGGCAGCCAAGTCCACGTCTACTCGTTGCACATAGCATTGATTGGTAATGCCCAATGCCGAGTAAGCGGCTAACAGGCCATATTCATTAAGCTCGTATCCGTTGATCGGAGTACCTGCTGTGGTATTGTAAAAGAACGGCACGCCAAACGTGCTCAACAAGTCGCGCTGACTGGTCATTAAGAAAGTCTTGTTTGCATTGACAGCCAGTGTGCCTGAGGCTACACCAACGCCAGCGCCAGAAATTTTGTTCTGTGCTGTTGCCAACAAAATAAACGGTACCGAATTGGTAGCGCCAGGAACATAATTGCTCTGATCAATTATGGTTACTTCTACGCCGGGGGATGTTAGGGCCATATCAAAATCCTTTTTTCTAGTATAGATATTTATGGCATGGGCCTAAAAGATTGGTAGTTGATGGCCTATATATAGGCCCATGCTCATAAGTACAGTATGAGACCCATCTGTGCTATCTGCAAGCAACGGCCACGTGCAGTGGCCTATCATCGCTATGATAAAATATACTATCGTAGCCGATGCACGGTGTGTATCAGAAAAAGTCTACAGCAAAAAGCCGCAGTTCCACGCTGGAAAAGCTCGGGTTACAAGAAAAAAGTTGCCTGTGATAGATGTAGCTTCCGAGCCAAGTATGGCACCCAGTTGCTGGTATATCATGTGGATGGCAACATGAACAATGTTACTGTGCGTAATTTGAAAACTGTGTGTCAGAACTGTGTGATCGAGATAGTCAAGACTGATCTGACCTGGCGTCCGGGAGATCTTGAACCAGATGTGTGATCTGCTGATATAGCGCATCCAGACTGGAATTGTTTTCGATCACAGCATCAAATTCAGTGCCAATCCAGGCAGTTTCGCTGGCATGGATATGGTACCGGTCTAGTGCGATTCGACTGCGACTCCAGGTGATATTTTTCTGTCCTTGGTTTACAGCTAAAGCAAATGGGTACCACTCAGGATCAGGCCCACGACAAACACGGATCACCCGCCCACCTGCTGATTTGATACTGGCTATTTCGTTGGGGAATCTACAGTCACTTATGACCACATCATCGGTTATTTTGCGCAATTTGTTTTCTAAACTGGCAATCCAGATATCGTCGTGAAAGCCACGACGAGCAACTTCAGTTCCCCAATACTGTAGCACCCATCTAGGGGTTATGGCCATGCCCAAACGATTGCTCCACCATTCATCACGTTGTTCTCGCCAGGCACGGCTTTGTTTGGTACGACCTTCCAGCAGGTCTCGATCCCAGCCAAACACATGGGCCACAGCATCTTTCAAGGTGTTGGCAAAACTTTCACGTCTAAATTCGTGTATGTTTACCAGATAATCTGCTATAGTGTCTTTGCCAGCACCAATCAAACCAACCAGACCAATAATCATACCAATTCCTTAATGTTGAAGTGTTGTAAAGTTGTTTGTAACAATGCAATTTGTCTTCGGCAGTCTTCTAGTGCATGGTGACTGGTGGCGGGTTTGGGCAGGCCAGGCCATAGGCTGAACACAGTGCGACTGTCACGAACGTTGTAATATTGCCAGGGTATGGGTTTGCCATAGCTCTTGTAGGCATGTTCTAGAATTGTACAATCAAATGTGGGACCTTGACAATACAAAAATTTACTGGTCCAAATTAGTTTGCCTAATTCATCTAGTGCCTGATCTAACGGAATACGATCTTGTTCACAAAATGCTTCATCTCGTGCATCAGCAGGCTGGGTTGCCCACCAATTTAAAGTACTATCATCAATGGTTCGATTTTCCTGACTTTCTAATGAAACCCTAGCATAGTAATGTTGTTTATAGTATCCTGTACCCAAAGGGTCAAATGATTGGGCAGCTATAGTTAAAATAGTAGCAGCAGGTGCCACCCCAATGGTTTCGATGTCAATCATTATTGAGCTCATATTAACATTATATGCTAACAGCTAAAAAATATCAACCGTTATGGTAAATAAGAGTGTCGATCGCGATACGGGAATATCCACCGACTCTAATAGTTATAAAGGAACTATCAGCATGAATACTTATCAGCTCAAATTCTATGTCTACGCATACCTGCGTAAAAAAGAACTAACTCCGTACTATATTGGCAAAGGCACTGGTAGCAGAGCCTGGGCAAAGGCTCATAATGTTAAAATTCCAACAGACAATTATCGTATTGTCATAGTTGAGGCTAATTTATCAGATGTTGGTGCTCTTGCTATTGAACGACAACTTATTAGATGGTATGGGCGTAAAGATTTAGGAACTGGAATTTTGCGAAACATGACCGACGGAGGTGATGGATGTAGTAATGCGGTACCATCAGAAAAAAGAAAATTGGCTTGTATTAAATCTAATCGAGAAAGAATTTGGACAGAGGAATCTAAGAATAAACTTAGACTACATAATCAAAATAAAAAACAAACTGCTGAATCAAATCTTAAAAGAAGTAAAACTTTAAAAGGTAGAGTGCTAACCGCCGAACATAAACAAAAAATTAGCAATGGACAAAAAGGAAGAGTTCAAACAGCTGAAACCAGGGCAATAATAAGTGCTAAAAAGAGAGCTAGAGATCTAACTCGTAAATTATCTGATTACTTAGAATAATGTATTATTGAACGGTATCCGGTCCTGTGCCCAATCCTTCAAGGTCTATCATTAAATCTGCCATGCTACAAGTATAACAGAAATTTTGGTATCAGTGTTGTAAAAAGGTTAGCGTGTTAGCCAAAAACATTATCCTGTGTAGTCAAATGTGCTGCTGGTAGTAAATGTATGTATGGTATTACCGCCACTAGAGGTAACAGTACCACCAGTGGCCTTTTGAGCACCGGCGTAAGAAATAATCACAATGCCAGATCCACCACTACCGGTAGCACCCTGGCTCACACCACTTCCACCGCCACCGCCAGTATTAACTGTGCCACTTACACCAGCTGATGGACTACCTGAATTATAATTGGCGCCAGCACCACCTCCACCAGTTCCTCCAGCGCCACCGCTACCGCTGAAGGTGGAGGCACCACCACCACCACCGTAAAACACAGCAGATCCACTTATGCTACTTGATATGCCGGCACCGCCGGCACCGTTGCCAGCACTACCGCCAGCAGTACCAACAGCGCCAGCGCCACCACCACCACCGCCCTTGTAGGGACTTTGACCGTTGTTGGCTCCACCTGCAGATCCTTGTCCTGCTGTTCCTGCTCCGCCCGCTATAGTAGTGCTACTAAATGCAGGAGCTGCTCCGCCACCGCTACCGCCGGCAGATCCAGCCCTTGGTACGTTGTTGGTTTGGATAACACCGCCACCACCACCGCCCAGGGCTGTGGCAATTCCAGCTATCACACTGTTTTGGCCATTCGGTGAGTTATTAGCAGAGCTGCCAGACTGAGTACTGCCCGCACCCACGGTAATTACATAAGATTGACCAATGAACACATCGCCTGTTCCAGCCAACACTCCGCCAGCTCCACCACCTCCACCGCCAGTCAGGTCATTGCTACTTGAAGCATTGTAGGTACCAGCCGCTGCGCCGCCACCAACTGCTAGATAAGCAATTGAATATGGAATTGGTCCTGCTGAGAGTGTTAAACCACCAATTGTTATTCCTGGTGTGATTGAGATGCCCATATGTGCTTTCTATTAAACTGCTAGCCAGGCCACTGTTTCTTCATCCCAGACATAGCGGCCTTCTGTGGGTCGTTCAACTGGCGCTTGCCACACACAGGTATCTTCATCCAGGATCCAGGATGCAAATGGTTGTGGTGCATAAAAAGCATCACGTTCACTGTCATAGGTGTAACCAATTCCAGCAAAGTTTTTCCTTAAAGGAGTTCCACCATTCACATGCACACCACCATGTGTGTTGTATGAAGTTTGTACCCAACCTGCCGGGTCACCCCAATGTCCTAGATTTAAAACATCTTGTTCGATCACAATAACTTGGGTTACTGTTCCGTTTTCTACTTTGGCAAAATGACTCATTTTCTACTTTCCTTTTTTATATAAAAATTTAAAACTCAATTGTTCCCGATGCTGTGAATTTATAAACATTATATCCAGCATCTGTTGTAACTGTTGGACTACCTGTGGTTGCCAATGCGGTACTTGTGGTACGAAGTATCACAACTCCTGATCCGCCAGCAAACCCACTGGAACCGGAGGTACCACCACCACCACCACCGCCGGTGTTGACTGTTCCTGTTGATTGTCCAGCGCCACCGCCACCAGCACCGCCTGCGCCATTACCTCCATTGCCTACGCCACCACCTCCACCAGCATACGTTACAGCAACTCCAGTTATGGCATTAGATACCCCAGCACCGCCAGCGGCGCCCACGCTACTTACTGCATTGCCGCCTGCGGCTCCTGCGCCACCACCTCCACCAGCAGAGTATTGACTATTACTGTCCGCATTACTACGACCATACCCACCAGAATTACCCTGACTTGGACTAACACTAGGAGTATTTCCAGATCCAGGCGCTGGTGCTGCACCAGCCCCATTGGGACCACTACCACCGCCAGATCCTCCTGAGTTACCACCAATTCCACCAGAACCTCCGGCATAAGCACCGCCACCGCCACCACCAGCAGATTCAATTGATACTGTGCCACCTACCAAAGAAGATACATTACCACTTGCACCTTTAGCCCCAGGAGTAAACCAAATTTGTCCAGCGCCGCCAGCACCCACTGTGACTACAAGTTGTGCAGTATAAATTATTGCTGCACCGCCGTAGTTTGTTCTGTAACCACCTGCACCTCCACCGCCGCCGTAATTTTGGGCACCTCCACCACCACCTGCTACCACCAGATACTCTATGCTAGGCGGCGGCGGGCCTTCTGTCAAAGTAAACCCGTTGCCTATTGTGATGCCCGGTCCAATTGAGATGCCCATATTTTCCTTTAATTTATCCAATAACCCAGCTAAGGGACTTGTCAACGTATCTAGTGCTATCAGCAAATGTATACGCACCTTGTCCGTTTGGCTTGTTATCCTTGTACTCGCCAACATATTTAGCGCCCCAGATCAGTTTGCTGACAGCAAACGGGCTTCTTTATACAACCACAAACATTTTTACCACTGGATTATTCAATGATCATATAGCAGTAAAATAAAAGTCTTCAAATAATTCTTGTTTGGTTTTACCGCACCGCATACCTTTGATGCCGTTTTCACTCGGACTGATTACCCTAAGATTGGTGTAATGTCCGATTACATATGGCGGTATGCTATCTCGAAAACCTTGCTGTATGCTGTAGATATGATCAAGTGCGTTATAGGTGCGATTTAATCGGGCAGGGTTTATTGAATCAAAATGATTCCGCCAGCTAGCCTCAGTGACTTTCCATACTGCATCATAGTATAGGCGGCGGAGAGATCTTTCTTCTCTTGGTGTGCAACCACGTTTTACTGCTTGTTGATAGATTTTTTCTAATACTATCTTAGATTTACTTGGATTATCTACACCATAAATTTTTAGGAATGTTTCTTTTTTAGTTTTTTCTCTTTGTTGTTTAGCCTCGTCGGTCATTATTGGCGCTTTTCGCGTACCTAATGCAACTCGTTTACCTCTATTACTTTTAGCTCTTGTTTCGTTTATTTCTGGGGTATGTATATTATCATAATCTCCCTTGCCCCATTTGTATTTTTGTTTGGCGGTTCTACTTGAAGTAATAAGATATCGATTTTCCCACCACTTAACTGGAATATTTTCTATAGGGCAGAGAGGTATTTTGTAAGTGTCATTTACTATGTGCCAAATACGTTGTTTAGCCAACGCTGTGTCGGGCAGGAATGATGTTTTTTCTACTATCTGTTGCCAGAGCTCAGGATGCGTCTTGTATAGATATCGCGTTGCAGATTTGTTATAGCTATTATCAGTTTGAATAATATTTAATAGTATGTCTTTCATACTACTATTTATCATTATCCTATTATGTACGTTATTTATTCTTAACCAATTATCCGATAACAAATGTAATCGGCTGAGAACCATCCACATAGTTCTTGAGATCTTCTAGACCTCGATCCATGATGGCCAAGCCTTCGGCTTTCATGGCAGTACCGTTTAGGGTGGAGCCGCCTTGTGGGCCAGATATAGTGCCAAACTTTTCTCTTGCTTCACCAATTATGAGTTTGCTGTTGCCCACCATGTAGTTGCGCATCCACTGACTGATTAACGGATCACTCAGCATGTTAAATTCAGGTTTGAAGTTGTAGGTCCATAGCAATACACTTTCACCAGTACCTTTGGGATCACGGATCAACTGTAATTTTTTGGTCACAGGATTGAATGTGTAGTTCATGTAGGCGCCAAACATGCGTCCAGCCAATTCCACATACTGGCTATAAAAGTCAAAGGTAGCAAGTCCGCCTGCTACATTAAAATTCATTAGATACACATTCATACTTGCTTGACTGAATGGATCAAAGTTGCTGGCAAACGGTCCTGTGCTGTCGCCAAAAGTCCTGCGGAATATCTGGCGCACACTGTAAACTTCTTGTGGCAATTCGTAAATGTTGACGTTGGCCACCAGCTCCATGAATGTGTAGCTTTCTTCGTAGGCATTTTGTGCCCGCTGACGGTAGGTACCAACTGTGCTTCTGTAGGCTGCTTCGTAGTGTTCGGCATCCAGCTCGAGGTCTATGATCTGATCACCCAGCTGATAACGCACATACTGGAATAGATTTTGTTTTAGTGTTTCAAGACTTGATTCTTGTTGGATAGCCATACCGTCGCTCCTATACAACTATTTATCAAGTATGCTACCAGGACTTGAGTATGATCAAGTTCTCGTTGCCACGTCCGTTGAATCGAATTTCTGTGCTTTTTATATCTTTGTACACTTTTCTGGCCGCAGGTTTTCCAACTGACACAATAGATTTAATCTGTTCAGCTGGCTTGCGTAGGGTCTTCTGCGAGCTATTGACTGCATCAAAAGCCACGATACTGGTTCCTTTTACGGTGAATGATCCCACATGAGCATCGGCTAGCACATGTATCAACTTGCGTTTTTTGGTATCGTATAACCAGGCCTCTGACGCATTGACCAGACTGGCTGGTGCTTCGGATACCAGTTTGAGTTCTGCAAAATCTTTGAGATATTTGAACTTGCTGGATAACTTTTCAGGACTGATGGCTTTCTTGGCACGAGGTTTACGTTCTACCTTTTTAATCTGTACATAACTGGCACAGTCATTGATTACCAGTTCGCAGAATTTTACGCAATTACGCAACTGTATCTTGGAAAGATGACTGTATGCTTCCACTAGATCTGCATCACGTCCTTCTACAGTTTCTTCAAACTCTGACAGGCGATCTTTCCAGATGGCACTGATAGTGCCAATCATCTGTGGTGCCACATTCCTGCCACGGATGTGTGACATGGGTTTGAACTCGGCTGTCAGCTTTGCACCTTGTTGTAGGAAATCATCAAACAGGCCTTCTAGTTCACCAGCACACTCACTCATGCGCTCACGCAAATGATCTTGTATGGTCAAGCGAGCTTGTACTGTTTCTTCTTCGGTCACGACTCGAACCACTTCTTGCTTGATACGCATCATGTCACTGATCTGGCTGTCAATCACGCTGAGTTCATGTTCGCTTAGAGCTAGACCAATCAGATTCATCCTGCATACCCAGGCTGTGGTGCTACGAATTTGGCTATCTGGAATTCCTCTTATGAGTTTGGCGTCTCGAGATCTGTCATTGTGTTCAAGCCAATGAGCAATCATGTCTTTGGCATCTTTTTTACTGTAGTGATAGTTGTACCAGGCAAAGGACTTGAGCATGGCACTGGTTCTATCTCCGTCGGTCAAGACCAACTTCCAGGCAGGTTCGGAGCCAGTGTACTTTACGTCGGCACTCTTTGGATTTAGTAGCTTGATTTCTGTGGTGGGTTTTTTAGTTTTTACCATTGGGTATCCTTGATTGCATGATTGTTAATTGTAACACTGAGTTCGTTTGTAGTCAACCGCCAAGCAAACAGGCAAATAACAGGTACGTTTCCAGATTTTTCACCAAATCTTCAGCCTCTTGTTCCAAGGTTTGGTAGCGGGCAGTGGGTCGATGTAGCCTGCGGCATTCTACACTTTCTTGGCTGAGTTTTTGTTGGATTAGAGCAATGGGCTTTAGCATCTTGACTAAGTCTCGTCTTGCTGCCCGGTTACGCACCGCGGCTATCTGTCGTTCTGCTTGAGCTATACGCTGTAATAGATCTTCCATATAGTATTTTATCCTGTTTTGAACTTTTGATCAAACTTTGCGGTAAATAGTACACTATGCCTAGATTATCAATGTGGCGGCCAAACCGCACTAATGACTACCAGTTTCTTGATCGCACAATCAAAGAGATGTACACAGTGGGTGGAGTTGACGTCTACATACACAAATATTTAGGGCCGATACTAGACGAAAGTGAGGATCCCGGAAACAATGACGCTACATTACCGGTGTACGATAGTGTAAATCCGTTATTCATTGAAGATTTGTTGTTGTTGGAAAACCGAGATAGAGCCTATGATCCCGATGTGTACATCATGCGCGGTGTTTATACTCAACAGGATATTGATTTTGATCTTACACAATTTGGCCTGTTCTTGAACAATGATACCTTGTTTATTACATTTGCTTACAACTACATGATTGATGCGTTTGGTCGTAAACTGATGTCAGGCGATGTGTTAGAGTTGCCCAACCTTAAAGATTACTATCCGTTAGATCCAACCATACCGTTACCACTGCCCAAATACTATGTGATACAGGACGGGTCTTATGCCACTGAAGGATTCAGCCAGACCTGGTTGCCACACATATGGCGTGTGAAAGCCACTCCCATGGTCAATGCCCAAGAATACAAACAGATCGTGGACCAACCGTTTATGCCGGACAATATCTGGGATCCAGGAAATTTCTATCCTGCTGGATTTACTGTGCTGGATGGTGACACCTATTATGTATCCTCGGGCAATGTGCCAGCTGGTACTGCAATCTCCAATACTGCCTACTGGACTCCGGTTGCTACTCCCAGTACTGTGAGTGATCGCATGAGTACTCGTCCAAAAGATCTTGAGATCAACGATGCCCTGTTGGCGCAGGCCCAGGCAGATGTCCCGTTCAGTGGCTATGACAACACCAAGTTTTATATTTTACCAACCACACCGGTAGGCTTTCCAGCCAGTGCTGGGCTAGTGGCCAGCGATGGCACAGTGGTATCCAGCGGCACACAAGAGGGTGGTGGTACCACCCCTGTTGATTTTGGTTATACCATGGGCTATCTCACAGGTGGCTACGATCCTGAAACTGGATACCTGTTGCCACCCAACGGATTACCAGTGGTTCCGGGTGTGAGCTTTCCACCCAATCCCACAGTGGGTATCTATGCCTTGCGATTGGACTACTTGCCCAACCGCTTGTTTCGCTACAACGGTGTTCGTTGGGTGGCCATATCATCCGCAGTACGAACCGATCTTGACCTGGCACCGGATGCAGAAACTTTACGCAACAGCTTTGTGAACAATACATACACAGTGAGCACCACAGACCTGGGCAACATACCAAGTCGTCAGAGTCTCAGCCAGATACTTAGACCGCTAGCTGACAACGGCGATCAAGGTGGTAACATCACACCAGCCAACCCAAGACCACCAGGATAACCATGGCAGTTACACAATTTTTTTACGATCAACAAATACGGCGTTTCTTGTTGCAGTTTGCTAGAATCTTTAGCAACTTTCAAGTTGAATACGGCCGCAACGAGTCTGGACAAAATGACACCCTGGTGCGGGTACCAGTTCGTTACGGTGACAGCAGTCGCCAGGCCCAGACCATCATACAACAAAACAGTGCCAATGAGTTGCCCAGCACACCCATGATGACCTTTTACATTACCGGACTCAAGTACAATCGTGCCATGATCCAGGATCCCAGTTTTGTCAGCACCATAGCAGTGCGTCAACGAACCTATGACAGTGCAACCGACACCTATGAAACCACTCAAGGCAATGCCTTCAGTATAGATCGACTCATGCCAGTGCCATTTGAACTGACCATAAAACTGGACATGTGGACCAGTAACACCAATCAAAAGATGCAGTTGCTGGAACAGATCTTGGTCCTGTTCAATCCCAGCTTGGAAATACAAAGCACAGACAACTACATTGACTGGACCAGTCTCAGCACTATCTATTTGGAGGATGTCAATTGGTCAAGCCGCACAGTTGGTGCAGGCAACACTGAATCTTCTATAGACATAGCAACCTTGACTTTTAGATTGCCCATGTACATATCCAGCCCGGCCAAGGTAAAAAAACTAGGAGTGGTCGAGCGTATTGTGGCCAGTATCTATGATGCCAACGGTGACGCCAGTCTGGCCATTACCGATAACGATTTGTTGCTGGGCACCAGACAGGCTTTTACACCCTACAACTATCAGGTGTTGTTGATCAACAACACTCTGCAGGTGTTGACACAGCCCGAGGTGGTGGATCAATCCAATGCTAGTCTTGCTCCTGCTACCAGTCCAGACAGCAATCTCATGTGGTCAGCTGTGGTTGGTTTATACGGTACTTTACGACCGGGCATCAGCTATGTGAGTCTAGAACAGCCGGATGGCACTGACGTGATTGGTACTGTGAGTTTTGACCCCAGCGATGATAGATTTTTATTGTTCAGTGTTAACCAAGACACAGTGCCGGCCAATACACTGGAACCAGTTGACGCTGTGATTAATCCGTTGCTGAGTGGACCAGGCGCAGGATTGGCTGCTGCCGAACTTGGACAGAGATATCTGTTGACTGAAGCCACTGGCAGTTATCAAGGTGCGTTTGCAGAAGCCTGGGGCGGAGCATTGCAACAGGTCTTGGTTGCATCAGCCAACGACATAGTGGAGTACAATGGCTACAGCTGGATGGTTTCCTTTGACAGCACCAGCAGTGAACAAAACGATCAGTACGTGACCAATATCAACACAGAAATTCAATACAGATGGACTGGCCAAGCCTGGGTCAAGAGTTATCAAGGTCTATACAAGGGAGGCCTATGGACACTGGTGTTGTAGCAGCAGTAGGTATTTGGTTTTATAGTGTTCAAACACATAGTTACCTGTATCTCATGAGAAACGATAAAAAACATCCAGATACCTGGGGCTTGCCCGGTGGTCGTGTGGAGGAGGGAGAGACTCTCATGCAGGCCATCACAAGAGAATGTGAAGAAGAATTGGGCTCAATGCCGCAATATCTAAAACTGGTGCCCTTGGAAAAATTCACCACAACTGATCTTGGTTTTGTGTATCATACTTTTTTTTGCAGCGTGAGTTGCGAATTTATTCCTGTATTAAACGAAGAACATCAAGGCTGGGCCTGGATTGCCAGCGGCAGTTGGCCCAAGCCGTTACATCCAGGTTTGTGGTCCACTGTGAACTTTCTTGCAGTGCAGGACAAAATACAAACCATGGAAGCACAGGTCGGCTTGCTGTCTTGATCAATCAAAAAAGAACATTTGCCACAAGCGTGAATTTTCAGGAGTCCATCCAAAGTAAGCACAGGCGCTGTGCAAGTAACCAGCGTCAAAGATAAACAAGCGATTGTACACATTGCCAATGATATCCACGTCCTCAAATGGTGTCTTGTCAAGATTTCTTGCTCCAGACCTGAAACAGCGATAGAACTCAGGGTCTGTGCGATGCCGTATACTAGTGCCTTTGAGTGCATGTGTCATGGTTCCTGATTCGTGCGGAGCACCGGGCGTAAGATACAACATGGCTGCCCATTTTTGCGTGTCTGCATGATACACCAAGGGCTCACCTTCGATATTGTACTGGAATCGGCCATTCATGCCGTGTGATTCCCAAGCAGTTATTCGTTCTCCCATGATGTATTCAAATTCTTCTCGGAGTCCTGGGAACAAAAATTGCTTGTAGGTCCTGCTGCCTATGTAGGGTTTTCCTGGGCCGCTGGGTTCATATTCTTGTTCTAGTGCAAATGCTCTGATGGCGTCAGGATCTCGATAGAAATTATCCACTACCCAAATGCCTTTTCTATAATCATGATTGATTATGTCTGACGTGGATCTGGTCTTAATCCTGCTGGGCCTGGTTGTCGCAACTATCAGCGGGTCAACTGGCTTGGCAACAGGGAACAAGTAGTCGCCGGCAAATTTCAATCCGTCGGTGCTGTCTACCAATCGAGCCTGTACATCTGCGTTGACCAATTCTGGATGTATCCACCAGTCTTCGTAGCTGTGTGTATGATTGTAGGCTATGTCACCTGCGGCTAACACGTAGCCTTTTGATTGTAGATATTGTCTGGCCTGATCTCTGATGCTGGTATCAACATAATAATCATGCTCAAAAGTGATCACAGCAAACCTATACTGATCAAACGGAATGCGTTTAAGTATTTCAAACGAGTAAGAAGGTGGATCACAATCTATCTGTAGATAATCCATGTCTCCACTAAATCCCAATGTATACAAGAATTTAGCGTAATCAACCTTGGTAGCATCCAAACAAAACACCAGATTGTTTCGTTGTTCCATGAATTCAGTAACTACTTTTTGATTTATGTCTATGCTGACTCCGGTCCATCCTAGTCTTTCCAACAAGGCAGTGTTGTTGTTTTTAAACGGTTCAGCGCTGCCAATTTCTAAATAACGTCCTTGTTTTTTTCCATTGGTGGCGCACAACACAAACATGTCTTGATAGCTTTGTGAATGATTTTTTTCTATCTGTTCAATTCCGTCAAACTTGACCAATGCACTCGATTGCATGCTGACATCGTACAAAGATTGCGTATTTGGCCAGCCAATACTGCCCAGATTCCTGTTGACTGCAGACGTAAAAACCTCTGTCATTTTGTAACTGAACTTGAGATCGTGCATGATCTCACGACTCTGTTCGCATTGACCCACCCACCAAGCAGCCACACCTTTTTCAAACAGCAGACCATAACGTCCAGGATATTCCACATCAGTGGTCAAGGGCGGCAGATCAAAATCACAAGTGTCCAAGCCAATAGAAGCCAGGGTGTAGCAATCGTGCCAGTCTTTTTTGACTTCGTGTAAACGACTGAGTAGGAAATAAGCTTCGGGTCTTTTGACCAAGAGACTGATGGCCTTTTGCAGTATGACCTGCTGCGTGCCATCTCGAGTGCGCTGTCGCTCAAAACACAAGGCCATCCTGATCAGGGCCTCGTACTGTTCTAGATCGGTCTGCGAACGTTCAGCTGTGCGCAGATAAAAACTGATAGCAGCCCCAGTCTGTCCAATCAATTCGTACTCGCGACCCAGTGCAAAATTGTTTCGAGCCAATTCAGGTTCTTGTATGTAGTCGTGCAAGCGTTTAGTCAGCATGTGATACTCCCAAATACTGTTCTAGTGCGGTTTTGGGCATTCTGAGAATGTATGCACAGTTGTCTTGAAAACCAAAACTCAACAAAAGATCATCGCGGTAAAAAGCGGCTCCGCAACAGAATTCAATATCGGCATTCATGAAACTGAATGCGTCGGTAAATTTCACTATGTTCCAGTCTCTATCCCAGACCAAAAATCTATGTTTGTAGGTAGCGTCTTTTTGTCCTGTTTCGCTTTTAAACAGATCCACTTCGTGTATCACGGCCAGATAGTATTTGCCGTAGGGTATGACCTGGCTGCTACCTCTAAAATCAGGTTGCCCGGTGATAAATTTAGTTTGATCAAGATGCACCGTGACAGTGGTACCGTCCGCAGGATTGAATTTAACCACTTCTGTGGGGTTACTCCATTTGACATAATGGAACGGCTGATCTATTATGGGCATCCAGTTCTTTTCACAATAGGTTGCATTTTCACCCGGCGCTGGAATTCTTGTGCGTTTGATTTCTCTTACTTGATTGGTTTTGATACTGAGTTCACTGAGTTCCATGCGGCCTTGCCCGTTTGTGGTAGTGTCTCTACGCACTCCGCTTATGTAGACCTTGTTGTTCCAGCGGAACAGACGTCCATCTTCTAGGCCAACAAATTCCCAGATTGGGTCTACATCTAATTTAGAAGTGTCTATTGTGGTAATTTGTTTCAGAGTCAAATCATCATTCAGTGTGCAATAAAAGTTCCAGGTCCGCAGATTACGATCATTTTCTGGATGCAGATACTGTAATGGACCATACCTGTGTTGGAATTTTTTATTTTCTGAATGATATAGTGTGTAATTGACGTGACGTATGTTCACAATCAGTTGATCATTATCCACGTAAATGCTGGGATTCATCAGCCCAGTACCGTTTGTAAGTTCAGCCGGAATAATCAAAGGATGTATGCTACCTCCTTGCTCAATTACAGATTTTACCAGGCCCGATTGTTTGATTGCGTGTGAGAGATTCATATACTATCATTTATGACAGCTAAATGATAGTATAAATTTTTGTCTCTTTATGCTCGGCCTACGGCTACTTCAATTGTGCCAACTGTTTCGCTGTCATAGTCTTCTAGAGCTTTACCGATCAGACATCCTGGTTGATACACAGACGGATCTAGCCGCACAGCTACTCCAGGAACATCACCAGTTACCAAACGATCGCCCTTGACTATCTTGCCTGTAACTTGACATGGTACACGACCAACCAACGCAACTGGCACTATGTTTTTACCAGATTGAAACGCATTCATCAAGTGAGCTGGTTCTGTACTGACCACGCCGGCCACAGCAGGATTACTCAGTGTAGTACTGATTGTGACTTCATTTGATCCGCCAAATACCAACACAGTTCCAGGAGCATACTCAAAATCTGCCGAGTAACATTCTGCCAAGTCAGCGTATTGTGCTGTGGTTGCTGTAACAGTGAGCACATTGGTTGCGGCATTAAAGCTGAACGCAGTAGCAGTAGTTCGTACGCTTGGAGTTTGATTTGATCCAGCCGCAGCAACAAACACCGGATAGAATGTGCCTGTACTGACCGCAGTGGCATTGATTGCTGTGCTTGGCCCAGTGGCGCCTTGCGCACCTGTTGTTCCTACTGTGCCTTGTGTTCCGGTAGTTCCTTGAGCACCTGTTGTTCCTACTGTGCCTTGAGCACCTGTTGTTCCTTGTGTGCCAGTTGTGCCTTGCGCACCTGTAGTGCCTTGTGTGCCAGTTGTGCCTTGAGCACCTGTTGTTCCTTGTGTGCCAGTTGTGCCTTGCGCACCTGTAGTGCCTTGTGTGCCAGTTGTGCCTTGTGCTCCAGTAACTCCCTGGATGCCTTGTGTACCTTGTGTACCAGTTGTGCCTTGAGTACCTGTGGTTCCTTGTGCTCCAGTTGTGCCTTGCGCACCTGTAGTGCCTTGTGTACCGGTAGTTCCTTGAGCTCCAGATCCTTGTACTGGTGTGCCGTTAGCATACTGGAAACCAGCTGCAATTACGTTACCAATAGCAGTTACTTGACCACCAGTATTGATATTTCCGCCAATTACGTTTGCGGTAGCACTTATCAATCCACCTGTCACAACATTTCCACTGATTACATTTCCAGTTGCACAAACTGTTGTGCCACTTATTATGTTGGCTCCGGTTAAATTTCCACCAGGACCGCCACCAGTAGTAATGTTGCCAGCTGTGAGATTTCCTGTGGCACTTATCAAGCCAGCTGTCAGGATGTTGCCACCGGTTACGTTTGCAGTAACAGCCAAACTGCCCAATGTACCCACACTTGTGATATTTGTTTGACTTGCAGTTTGCAAAGTGCCAGTCAGGTCAGTTGCAAATACGTTGCCTGTGCCACTGACAACACCGGCCCCAAATAAGACATTACCGCCTGTGATATTGCCGCTTGCACTTAATATGCCTTGTACTTGCATGCCATTGCTGGCCACCCAGGTGTTGGCAGTACTGCTATAGGTTAAACTAATGAATTCACTACCGGCCGGTCCAACTCCAATGCCACCACCATTGGCCGCAGTTGCATTGGGCGCATTGTTGGCCATGTTAATGGTCAAGTCATTTGTGGTTATGTTATTACTGTTGATATAAGTCACGTTACCATTTACAACCAAATTACCTTGAATGATGACTTCGCCATCAACACTGCCAGGACTATTTGGATCAATAACAATGGTAAAATTACTTGATGTAATGCTGTTGCTAGTAATGTCAAATGTACCAATGCGTGCAATGCCGTTTGTGGTTAAATTACCACTAGTTACGTTTCCAGTAACAGATAAACTTCCTAGTGTTCCTACACTAGTAATATTAGTTTGACTTGCTGTTTGTAAAGTACCGGTTAGGTTAGTTGCAAATACATTACCAGTTCCGCTCACAACACCAGCACCAAATATGACATTACCGCCTGTGACATTACCACTTGCGCAAACTGTTGTGCCACTTATTACGTTGGCTCCAGTCAAATTGCCACCTGTACCACCACCAGTTACAATGTTTTCACCAATAATGTTACCAGTGGCACTGATCAGGCCAGCTGTCAGGATATTACCACCTGCAATATTGGCTGTGGCTGTGATTGTACCAGTTGCTGAAATTAGGCCAGCTGTCAGGATATTGCCACCTGTGATATTTGCAGTTGCAGTTACAGTACCACCTGTGGACAAATTGCCACCTGTGATGGTTGCTGTAGCACTTATCAGGCCAGCTGTTAAGATGTTTCCACCTGCAATATTGGCTGTGGCTGTAATTGTACCAGTTGCTGAAATTAGGCCAGCTGTTAAGATGTTTCCACCTGCAATATTGGCTGTGGCTGTAATTGTACCAGCTGTCACAATGTTACCACCTGTGATGTCACCTGTAGCACTTACGATTCCGCCAGTTAGTACATTACCACCTGCAATATTGGCCGCTGAAGTAATGGTACCAGTGGCACTGATCAGGCCAGCTGTCAATATATTACCAGCAATGACATTTCCAGTTGCACAAACTGTTGTGCCACTTATTATGTTGGCTCCGGTTAAATTTCCACCAGGACCGCCACCAGTAGTAATGTTGCCAGCTGTGAGATTTCCTGTGGCACTTATTAGGCCAGCTGTCAGGATGTTGCCACCGGTTATGTTGGCAGTGGCAGTTACAGTACCGCCTGTGTCCAAGTTGCCACCGGTTATGTTTGATGTGGCACTTATTAGGCCAGCTGTCAGGATGTTGCCACCGGTTATGTTACCCGAGGCACTTACTACACCAGTTACATATTCACCTGTTGTGGCAAATACAGCCACGTTTGAAGTTCCGCCAACACCAACGGTGACGTTGCCACCTGCGCTTACCACAGTGACATTTGAGTTTCCGTTGTTGATGTTGGCCACACTTGTGATAACACCAGTCAACAATGCACCATTACCTAAGATATAGTTACCAGTCACGTTACCAGCCGCTGACACACTGTTACCAGCAATGAAATTGCTTGAAGTTGATATATCGCCAACAGCACTTAAAAATCCACCAACGCCCGGGCCACTTGAGGTGATAGTGATATTGCCACCGGTGTCAATGCTGCCTGTAGCACTTACCGCTCCACTGGTCACAATGTTACCTTGAACACTCAAATTGCCGCTGGTTCTAATATTGCCAGCCGCACTTACATAGCCACTGGTACTGATATTGCCATTCACATTGGCACTGCTTAAAATGTTACCACCCACACTAAAATTACCATTTGCTGTGATATTGTTACCGGCAATGAAATTGCTTGCGGTTGATATATCGCCAACAGCACTTAAAAATCCACCAACACCGGGTCCACTTGAGGTGATGGCAATATTACCACCAGTATCAACATTGCCTGTGGCACTTATTGCCCCACTGGTCACAATGTTACCTTGAACACTCAAATTGCCGCTGGTTCTAATATTGCCGGTTGCGCTTATATAACCACTGGTGCTAATGTTGCCGTTAACATTGGCACTGCTTAAAATGTTACCACCCACACTAAAATTACCATTTGCTGTGATATTGTTACCGGCAATGAAATTGCTTGAGGTTGATATGTCACCAACCGCACTTAAAAATCCGCCAACACCGGGTCCACTGGTGGTTATAAAGATATTACCACCAGTATCAACATTGCCTGTGACACTTAGCTTACCACCGGCTGCAAAATTGTACTGAACATTTGCATTGTTGCTGGTTATGTTACCAACAACCGAGATCAGGCTTACATTTGATATGCTATAACCCTGACCATCAAGATTGGCAGTCAAATTGCCTGTGAATGTTCCAGCGGTTCCTTGGGCACCTGTGATGCCTTGTGCTCCAGTAATTCCTTGCGTGCCTTGAGTGCCGTCTGTGCCTTGAGTGCCGTCTGTACCTTGGATGCCAGTTGTACCTTGTGCTCCAGTAATTCCTTGAGTACCTTGAGTGCCGTCTGTGCCTTGAGTGCCGTCTGTACCCTGGATGCCAGTTGTGCCCTGAGCACCTGTGGTGCCTTGTGCACCTGTGGTGCCTTGAGCACCTGTGGTGCCTTGCGCACCGGTTACGCCTTGCGTACCTTGAATGCCGTCAACACCCTGAGTGCCTGTGGTACCTTGAGTGCCGTCTGTGCCTTGCGCTCCAGTTACACCCTGAATGCCTTGAGTGCCAAGCGTGCCTTGTGTGCCTGTGGTACCTTGAGCACCTGTGGTGCCTTGTGCTCCAGTTACACCTTGAATGCCTTGAGTGCCGTCTGTACCTTGAGTGCCGTCAACGCCCTGTGTGCCTGTAATACCTTGAGTGCCTTCAACACCTTGAATGCCTTGAGTGCCGTCTGTACCTTGAGTGCCGTTGATGCCTTGAACACCTGTAGTGCCTTGAGTGCCGTCAACACCTTGAATGCCTTGAGTGCCGTCTGTACCTTGAGTGCCGTCGATGCCTTGAACACCTGTAGTGCCTTGAGTACCGTCAACACCTTGAATGCCTTGAGTGCCGTCTGTACCTTGAGTGCCGTCAACACCCTGTGTGCCTGTGGTGCCTTGAGCACCTGTTGTTCCTTGACTACCAGCACCTGTTGTACCTTGTGCGCCTGTGGTACCCTGTGGACCCACAATAGTGCCTACATCTACCCAGGTGCCCGATGTATATACCCATAAGTTTCCGGTATCTAGAGCAATCACTCCATTTCCATCTACAGCACCAGGAAATGCCGCATTTAGGGCTGTTTGTGGAGTAGCCCCTACTGTGCTGATTGATCCAATGATATTGACCGAAGTGCCATCTTGTCCTGTAGTGCCTTGTGCGCCACCAACTCCCTGAGCACCTGTTGTACCTTGTGTACCAACACCTGTTGTGCCTTGTGCTCCTATGGTGCCTTGCGCACCTAGAGTACCTTGTGCTCCGGTTACTCCTTGAGTGCCTTGTGCTCCAGTTACTCCCTGAATGCCCGTGGTGCCTTGGCTGCCGCCAACTCCCTGAGCACCTGTAATTCCTTGAATACCTTGAATGCCGTCAGTACCTTGGATACCAGTTGTGCCTTGAGCACCGGTTGTGCCTTGTGCTCCGGTAACTCCTTGAATGCCTTGAGTGCCGTCTGTACCTTGGATACCAGTTGTGCCTTGCGCCCCTAAGGTACCTTGTGCTCCGTCAACTCCTT